CCTCAGCCAGAGCTTCCTGCTTCTCGTCAATATCAAGACCGAAGTCATTGAACTTGTCGATCATTTCGCCCAGCCGCTTATCAATCGTACGAACCAGCTTGTTCGCACGTCTGAAGAAGCTCTTATAACACTTGGTCTTCATTCTGGAGTAAGCGATCTTACGACCAATCTCTTCGTTCCAAGTGTCTTCAGGCGCACATACTGCCTTACCACGGAAAGAATCCGGCATATATAGTTCGTTCATGCGATCAATCGCGAACCAAGTATCGAAGTCCTTCCATCTCAGGTTGGCTCTAATAAATTCCATGAGCATATTGGCGGTGTCTTCGTAAACGCATACAACCGTACGATTCGCTTCATCCACATAGAACTTACAATCCGACATCTTAATACCATACTTTTTCATTTTCTTTTTCCTCACTTTATTTCTTCTATTGTTGTTTCTACCATTTGGTAATACATAGTTTCAATATATTGTTTCTTACATGTTGGACAAGTATAATACCAACTTCTACTTATTGTAGAATCATCAAAAATACTCATATCCTCTTCATAATTATCAATACCCATTTCGACTTTACAATTAGGGCAATTCATTTATCTCACTCCTTATACTATTATTATAACATAATTTTATAAAAAGTCAAATAATTAATTTCGCATCCACTTCTGAACGCCGCAGTATTGGCATTGACGTAATGTTTGCATACGCCCACGATAAATTACTATCCATCTATGTTTGCAGCGTTTCCGCCGCAACCATTCAATTATTCTCATACTTCTATTTTTACTTCGCCCGCGCAACGTTTAACATAAAACTTTTGTCCACAATTTAGGCACAGACACCCAGTGGTCGAAACATTCCTATCAGGGTTAATATTTATACCATCTTTCCAGATTGGTGGGTAATATACAGCCGTAGTCATAGTAGCACCTTCCTGGAAATACGAAGCGCCGCAGTTAGGGCATACAATATCTTCAAACATTTTATTTCCTCATTACTATATATAATGTACCATAATAGTTATAACCATTAGGGTAAGGTCTTTTTTCTTTTGTGATGGTTAATAGATTATTCTCTACAATATGCTCTGCTAGCCGCTGAGTTAGTTCTTCTTTAGCCAATTCATCTGCTTCTTCTTCACCAAAAAGACCGTCTACTGGCACAGTAATACCAACTTTAACAGGTATTGTTGAATAAGTTCGCTGTATAATCTTCACTTTATCATGTGAAGTTATTTGTACAGTTCCGCCCAGCCATTCAATAATCTTTCTCTTCAGCTTATTCATAATCAACCTCAAAGTTGAATGTATCCAGCGGCTGGAGTTTAAAGGCATTCTTCCGATGCATAGCATCAATAATATCCTTGGTCTTCTTTTCCGCAATACCGGTACGAATGTACTTATTCAGTTCTGCATAAGTAAAGCCAAGTTTTTCCTCGTCAGTTTTGCCGCACAGACCATCACTGGGAGTCTTATGGACAAGTTCGTAAGGCAGGCCAAGCGCATCGCCGATCGCCATTACTTCGTCAGTAGTCAGTTTACCCAGCGGGCTGAAGTCACCAGCACTGTCGCCATGCCATGTGCTGTAACCAATCCAGTCTTCACTCAGATTGCACGTATTGATAACGAAGGCGTTGCCAAGCGTCTGCGCCACCAGATATAGCATCGTCATGCGGATTCGCGCAGGCATATTAATTTTCGCATCTTCAGACAGTTCTCTGTTCATGCCCGCAATACCTTCAAGTTTACAAGCATTCGTAATGCCCTTGATGTTCAGCGGCACATGGTTAATACCAAGATACTTAATAACTTTCATACTGTCGTCAATATCAGCCTGTTCACCATCGGGCATAGTGACGCCCCAAACGCGTTCAGGACCAACAGCTTCCGCGCACAGCGCCGCTACAACAGTAGAGTCCTTGCCGCCAGAGATACCGATTACACACTTAGAGTTAGGGCCGAACCAATCCATCTTGTTGCGGATCCATTCAACTGCCTTATCCTTAACATAATCCGCATCAAACCATTCACTATATCCGTCAAAATTCATATTATTCTCCTCTCTCGATCCTAAACTTAATTGCTTCTTTCAAATACTGTGCATAGCTATCATCCTGGCACATTGTTTTGCCAGGCGCATCACTAATCTTCGCAACCGGCCGGCCATTTACATACTGCAACTTGATTACGATATTAAGTGCATCTACATCAGTGTTGTTCGTGCAGTAAGTGCCAATGCCGAAAGACACTTTAGTTTCATCCTTGAAGTAATCGTATAGCTTCTGCGCCTTCTCGAAGTTAAGGCTATCACTAAACAGAAGTGTCTTTGTCTTAGGATCAATGTCATACTTCTTGTAGTGGGCGATCATCTTCTCGCCCCACTCATAGGGATCGCCGCTGTCATGGCGCACACCAGTAAAGTTATTAGACATAGACCTATCAAAATCCAGCAGGAACAGGTCAGTAGTCAGAGTATCTGTAAGAGCGACGCCATTATCGCCGCGATACTCTTCATACCAGTCCTTCATGGCATAATAGTTACCATAAGCTACCGGAATCTTAGAAATACCCTGGTACATTTCCACATATTCATGTGCGTAAGTACCAACAGGAATTAAATCATATTTCATGGCAAGATACACATTAGAAGTACCTACCATATTAGGAACTTCATTCTTGAGTGTTCGCACAACTTCTTCCTGCCATTCGCGGCTTAGCCGTCTACGGCAACCAAATTCCGCAAACTTGAAGGTGTAATCACCATTCTTGAATTTTAGGATTTCATTCCATAGGCGAGCACGCGCAGAAGCAACCAGAGTTTCATAATCATATTGGAACTTGAAGTATACTTCATTAATAATCTCCAACAGGTAGATTTCAAACTGCATACAGGAGAAAATCGGCCCAGTAACTTCTACTACAAGCGTTCCATCTTCTTTAAGTCCTGCTCTTACGTAGTCCCGAATGGGGCGCCACAGCCGCAGAAACTCAACGTAATCATCCTTAATGAAGCGAATTCGCCGCAGATAATCAAGTTCATCCTTCTGGAAAGTCAGAGTACAAAGATGGTCAATCTGCTCATTGATTTCATTCAGCATTTCCTGCGTGAACTTTACACCCTCGTTACGGCACTTAAACAGATAAGTACCATACAGATTAGTGTGCTTGTGGAAAATAACCTGATCCATATTAAATTTATACAGGTCAGTATCCAGCAAAGAATTGATAATCGGCTTAAGCTTCATTCTTATCCCTCTCTTTCAGTTCTTCAAAGGTCACAATCTTACCCTGGCAGCTTGCCATAACTTTCAGCGCTGCTTCATGCAGTTCGGGTGTTACGCCCGCACAGGCATCCTTCACAACGTAAATCGGCATTTCTGGGAATGTCGCCTTAAGAATCTGGAAGTTCGCGCTTACGCAAATATCAGTGCAAAAGCCGCAAATCCAAATCTCATCAACAAGACTTTCTTCAATGGTATTCTGCCAATCAATATATCCAAACGTACTTTTCGTTAGGTAATAGATTGGAAGGTTTTGTTCATCTTCCATTATCAGCATGGGATTCACATACCAGCCGTTTGTGTCATATACAGTATGAAGCACAGGGAGATTTTTGCCTTCCTGTGTATCAAAGTATTCATCAGCGATATGTGTATCCATAGTATGGATAACTGCGCCTTTATTCTCCAACACATATTCTTTTAGTTTACGAATTGTAGGTAGAGCTGCGATTGCTTCCTGATTACCCAGCGTACCAATAGTAAAATCGTTCTGAGCATCAACTATAATGGCTAAGACTTTTTTCATACTTCTTGCCTCCTCTTCTTTCTGTAAATATTATAATATAATTTTAAAAAAATGTCAAATAAAAAATGAGGCATGTTTCCGCATGCCTCGCCGCTTTGTATTTTAATTGATAAACAACATTAGGTAGTCTGGCTCAAGGCCAAGGTTATCCCGCATAATATCTTCCGCAAGGTCGAGACTGCCATTAAAAAATGCTTCTTCTAACTCAAGTGCGGTTCCTTCTACCAAATTCTGTGCTTCGTTAACACTAATGTTATCTCGCTCAGAAATCATGTCTACCAATTCCTTAATACTATTTGGCATTGTATCCCTCCTTACCAACTTATCCTATACATTTTAACTTTATCTTCATATTGCATAGGAGTAACTGTATAGCCCAGCGCTTCAAACGCTTGAATTACATTATTACTCAATTCACCGGCATAAATAAACGATGTGCCGCCATTTTGAATACAGTCCCAAATACGAATCTCAATGTGCTTATGTGTAGAAAAATCTTGTGCGGTTATAAGGTGTGCAACCGCACGAGCTTCTTGCGCTGTTAGCATGTTCTTTCCTGCTCAAGAAACCATTCATATAGTTTAAGAAAATAATCTCGTTCTTCTACACATTCTTTTAGATCTGCATGATGGTCTGCTCCGTATTCCCGCAAAGCATTTATAATAATCTTCAAATCTTTCTTCTTCATTTGAAGAACAACCGGCATATTATATTGTTCGCATACGTGCGGTAGGAAATGAAGTTCCTCGCAACAATTCTTACAAATCATCGTCATGTCACATTCTCCAACAGCTCAATGCTCCGTACCATAAATTTGTGCCAAGTACCATCGTTCACATAATATGTCGCCTGCCCATAGACAACATCAACCGCATCACACAGTTCTTCACCATCTGCTTCAATAGTGGTAGTATAAAGTGTGTCGTCGTCAGGTTTCATAAAATGTACAATTGCAAGCCATTTTCTATTCTTTCCAAGATCCATCAGTTAGTTGCCCTCCCGATTATCCTTATAATTTTCCCAATCATTATCCTTCATACTTCCGCCGCGAACAGTGAAGTACAGCGTAATGATGACCATTAAAGCGATACCGCCGCCAATAATCCACCACATAGTTACCTCCAAATCAAGCCCCATTTAGGCTCATTATTATTATCAAACTTCCAGAAAAGACGAACCATATCACGACTCATACTCTTTACTGTATGGCCGCAGCTTTCACATTCAATATACCAAGGAAATAATTCTTCATCATCATCAAGTATGTGATGAATTTCATACCCATGCGAGCCGCAATTCGCACAATACATATCCCTATTAAGCGCAGTCTTAGATTCAACTTCCTCTGTTACAATCTTCTTCATATTTATTTTCTTCCTTCCATAACTCAAGTGCCAATTCTTCATAGTTCGTAAAGATGACGCCGCAGAATGGACACTAAACTTGCATTGATGTAAAACTCATTTGACAATTTCCGCACCGAAAACCGCCATTAACTCTCTTTAGGTTCGAGACGTGAGACACGTAAACGTGGGACATTCTTATCTTCACCCAACTTATAATTTTTAAATCTCTGTAGACGTTCTTTGTCCACATATTTCATATCATAGACCTGATCTTCCACAATAGCACGCGGCAGAACATGATCTTTGTATTCTTCTGCCCAATCCTTAAGCCGCTGCATATGATCCTTATGCGACATGCCGCCAGTCTTACGATGGTACAGAATTTCGTCCTTACGTTCTCCGCAATGGATACAAACATATGGTTCCTTAATCCAAACTTCAGAGGTTTCATCCGAATACTGGTCTTCGATATACCAGGGAAAGTCCTGCCATGTATGTGTGCAGGCTTGCGGCTGAAACTCAATAACAGTGGTAGGTTCCACGTCCTTCTTTTTCCTAAACCAATTCATATCCTATCTATCTCCTTTACATTAAAATTATATTACAAATTTTACAAAAAGTCAAGTAATAAAATTGTACGTGAACGCTACACTCGCTGTCCACTGTCGCTGCGCTCCAGTGGCCGCTCATTGCGCGTTTTTCGGGGCTGTCCCTAACGGGACAGCGCCCGAGAGCTGGGAAGGAGGGAACGCTCAGTTAAGTGATTTGACTTGGCGGACAAATGCCATTGCTTCCTCTTTTGTACTATAAACTTTATATATTCGCGGGTTTGTATCAGTGTCCGGCCGCACCTATAACACAGGCAAACCCCACTCCAGCTCCACCCACATAACCGCATACCAATTCTCATTAACCTTAAACACATACTCCGCGTGCTACCTATCCCATGTATTAAAATGCGAATACCTATCAACAATAAATGCCATTTTTATCACTCCGAAAATTTTTGTAGTTGCAACTTCTGACCCAAATAAACATCATAAACTGATAAAAGAGAGGAAGAAAACTACTAATAGACTGATGCGAACTTGAAAGTAGACCCTCCAACGTATTACAAGTAAGGTTTCGTGGATTTTTGGATAGGAGGGGCTAGATTTTAGGGACGTGCGCCAAATTTCAACTTTTGTCAAATATTTATTTAAATAAAAATAAAATTAAAATTCTTTCCCTTTTTTCCATTATATCACGGAAAATTCGTTTTTGTCAAATGTTGGGCTATTAGTCGGACTAATAGTTGGACTAGTAGTTGGACTATTAGTTATACTTATATATATAATATATAAGGCGGAAAAAAGTATATTAAAAAAAAGTAGTATTTTTTTCAGAATATATATAGGGGGGAGGGGGGTTCTGAAAAAAATACTAAATTTAAATAGAATAATTTTATTTTAACTTATGGGATTTTTTAGCTTAGTTCAACTAGTAAAAAATTACATTATCTATGAAAATAATATTTGACTTTTTTATAATTTCATGTTATAATTAAATTAGGTGGAGGTGGTAGTTAAAATGACTACGGTTACAGATTTAGCAGTACAACAAAAATTATTTTTTCGCCGCGGCCTTTATAATATTATCGATTGCGGAATACGCACAGGTAAAACTTATTGGGCTGTTAATAATTTATAGGAGTACACAAGAGACGGGCAGCTGTTTCGGGTACTGTACTTGGTGGACACGAACTCGCTGAAGGATTAGATACTACAATCATATTCGGAGACTTGTACAGACGCGGATGAGTTTTGGGAAAAGCCCAGCTTGTGGGGTGAGACTACTAATAAAATTGGTATAATGTGTTATTAGAAGTTGGGCCAATATGTAATTCAAGGGCATTTAGATTTCTTAGAGAACATTGATGTTATATGTTGGGATGAGTGCGATTCGATTTTTGACTTTGCGGCGCAAGCGTTTGCAAAAGCAAGGCGAACTGATTTCGCAAGAAAGGATGCGTCCAATGCGGAAATTCTTTCCATCATACAACAATATTCTAGTAAGAAGGATTACATGCCGCTAATATTATTAGGAGCTTGGGAAAAAATCATAAACCAGGGGAGGGTTTTGGGCATTGGTCTTTCAGCTTCTCCTGAGCGTGCAAGAGCCTATTATCAAAGTCTAATTAGCGCGAGTAATCAAGGTAAGTTAGAAGCTGGCTATAGAATGGCGGCAGATATATACTTCACTAATGTATTAGATCATGTGAAGGAGTTATTACCAGAACCGGGTCATGGTTATTGGTGCTACTCTCCATTTATTGAGCCGAATAAGGGAATTGTTGCGGCGGCTCGCAACTAGGGTTTCAAGGCTATTGAAATTCACTCTCCGAACAATACGGATAAGCCGATGGATGAAGAACAAATGCGGGTTTATAATACTATCGTGACGACGGGTATGGTGCCAATGGAATATGACTTTATTGTGGTGAATAAGGCACTTGCTCGCGGCATCAATATAGTTGATAGACGTTTTGATACAGTTATTATTGATAGTTTTGATGCGGCGGACCGTATCTAGGCGGCACGTCAAACCTTTGAATATCAACGTCATTTAAAAGTTTTTGCTTCTCCAATACCAGAGGAGTATTTAAATAAGTGGCTAACTATTCCTGAGTGCCGCTAGCTTGCGGAAGAAATGGCGGTTCCCAGCTTTTCTAAAGGTAGCGCAAAGATGACATGGAATGCGCTTAAAGACTGCTTACCTTCTATTGGTTATTCAGTAGAACAAAAGAAGCGCAGTTATAATGGTAAGCAACAACAAATGTGTTATATTACTGGCGAATGGCATGACGTAGAAATGAAGGATAATCAATTCCTTGCGCTGGTAGAAGCAAATAAGGAGTAGCTCGAATGAGCTACTCCCTTTATTTTTTTATATAAAAGAAATGAGCCGCCATCCAACGCGATAGCGGCTCTGCTGTACAGCTTTCCCAAGGTTATTATAGGGGCCTCTGGCGGGTGAAAACGGTAAAGAAAGGAAAGCCTTCGGCCCCTGGTACCGAATACAAGTCGTGACCTCATGTTCGGCATATGGGGCTTGCGCCCCAGCGAATTAGCCCTTGGTGTAATACTTTTTACCCTTGGGGTTCTTCTCGTCCTTGCGGACTTCCATTGTAAGAGCACCCTGCTCTACTAGACGCATTGCGCTAGAACCGACTGCCATGACGGTTACGTTCTCGGCCACCTGGCCAGCTAGAGCGTTAAGAATGTCCTGGGCGGTTAGGTCGGTGAATGCAGGAAGGCCAGCGATCTGGGCATCGAGTGCCTGACGGCGAGCTTCTGCTTCAGGGTTCGGACCCTTTACCTTAGCGGGCTTGTTAGCCTTTTCGGCTTCGCGGAGAGCGACCTCAGCTTCATATGCCTTATAGGCTTCTTTTGCGGCTTCAAAATTGAAAGCCTTGTGGGTCTTGGTGTCCTTTGCAAGGGCGGTGCCAACTGCGATCTTCGCATAGCCGTCCTCGGTAGGAACGACGATAAAGTTGGTCTTGTTCACACGGCACATCACGGCGCCGGGGATGTTTAGGATAGTCGACAGAATTTCAGCATTCGTCATAGTTTTCCTCCTTTTATCACAATTTTAATTTACGGCGGATTGCGAACCGCACAAATTTTTTTTCTTTAGTTCCCCTTGGAACATCTTTATTATAGCAGAATTTTCACTTTTTGTCAAGTATTTATTTCTGCTATTTTTTGAGAAACTATATTTTTTTCTCTTTACATCTATATTATAGCCGAAATTTGACAAAAGTCAAATGTTTGCGGAATAAAATTTATTATTTGACTTTTTCCAGCTTATTTTGCCAAAAAATTTCGGTGCGACGGAAAGTCGGCTTGCGGCCGGTTTCCAGCTTCTTGGTAAACATTACACCATTGCAGCTTTTCGCAAGCCAAAAATCGGTGGCGTAAAATCAAAAGTACCAGCTTGTGAATCAATATTAATTTCAATTTTCGTAATTCCAGCTTTTCCAGCTTATTTTAATGGCGGCGTCGCGGGCGCAAGGCGTTGACGGTTTTAGGGTAGTGCTTACAGTATAAGGCGCGGCGTGCGCGAATCCGAACGTAAAATGAAATTGCGTACCGATAGTTGGTAAGCGCACGAACTATTGAGTTGTCAAGAGACGGATTTAGGTGTTGATCACCTAAATATAGGATTTGACATTTGCTATTATATGTGTATAATATAAATATAGATAGTGAAGGAGACACTTATAAAACCAGAAAGGATTTAATTATGGTGTATGCGAAAGACATGAACGAAAAAGCAGAACAGGTACGGATTGCACGAGAAGAAGAAAAAAGAAAAGCACAAGAAGTCTTAAACCTGAAAGCCGAGGCTCAGGCGCGTCAATTTTGTCACTCTACTCTGTCAAGGCAAATTGAAGAAGCCGCAGAAGATGGACGTAACTCCCTTTCAGTGGACTTCACAGAAGTAGATGCCAATGGTCATTGTTATCAATTAACATATGATGACGAATATACCAAAGTGCCTGGTATTTTATCTTTTTCCACGATTAAAAACATTCTTGCCGATCATGAATATAAGATTACAATTGGCATTGTCTGCGACTATCGAACATACAAGGGTAAGTATTCTTATCAAAATCGGTATTGTAAAGGTCGTAGAGTAACTATCTCTTGGTAAGGCGAAAGCCTTACTTTCTTATTTAGGTGTTGATCACCTAAATAAAAAAGGGGAAGAGGATTATTCATCCTCTTCATCTTCTTCTTCATCTTCTTCTTCTTCTTCTTCGTGCATTTCAAGATAACCTTCTAAGGAACGTGTCGCTTCCCATATAACGTCATCCACAGAATCGCACCAATCTACATCGGCAAAATCATAGTTCCCATTTTTATCTTTCCACGCTGTCATTAAACCGAAATGTACATTGTCATCCGCACCCTCAAGACTGGTGTTTAAGTCAACTTTGTACATACCGTAATATCCGCTAAAAGGGCATTCACGTTTTGTCATCTGTTCACAGAACTTGACAACATCTACACCAGGCTCAACCAAAGGAGTATTTAATTCTACAAGGCGCTTGAAAGCAGTTTCATAGAAGAAATATATATTTTCTTCGGGAACGGTCGCGGCTTCACCGTAGTCAGAACCACACGAACCGTAAGTGATTACATATACACTTTCCATATTATCACTCCTTCAATTCCTCTTCGATGATTTCAAAGAACATACCTTCTACAAATTCTTCAAAGATATAATCTTCTCCATCTTCTTCCTTGCGCTCTTCGTAATAATCACGCATTTCTTCATTATTATAACAGTAATCAATACCGTCCTTCAATGCGTTATTACGATTTTTATAGACACCTTTAATCAAAGAGATATCATCTGTCCATTCCGGTGCGGGATTAACCATTAAGATATAGACTTTCATTTTATTCTTCCTTTCTTAACCATTCATAGATATTACAATCTTTTAAAAATTGCAAACCTTTTTTAGAAAATACTTCTTTTTCTTGGTTGGCGACAGTTTCAAGCACAATACGCTGAAGGGGAGTAATATGAGTAGTTCCCCAAAAGGCTAATCCGGTATCTCCATAAGTCATTAAGGAAATACGAATCCATCCTTTATTTATCAGTACTTGGTCAGGTCGCCCATCATTATTTACAATGCCGAAGTGTTTAAGAATGTTTCTTGCTTCGTCAACATGAGCATGGTCTTTACATTCTATCAGAGTTCCATCCGGTGCTAACCATCCGATATAGTCCATATCGTTCCTCCCTTCGTCTGTATTATAATATCATATAGTTATGGGAAAGTCAACGAAATACTTTAGGTGTTTAACACCTAAATACGTTTAAAATAAAATGAGTAAGGCCGAAGCCTTACTCATTTGTCACATTCTTTTTCTGAAGGCGAACCCAGTTAATCAAACCGATGATCGCCATAATCAGATAGATAGACTTCTTTGTGAGGTACACAGGGTCGAAGTGCTGAATATACATTGCCACGGCAACAATATCAGTAATCAACCACCAACCATACTGTTCACGATAACGAAGCATCTGAAGGGCAGTTGCTACAAGTCCGATTGCCACGGTTGCGGCATCAAGCCAAGCAACATTACCGCCGATCTGAACGAGAATATAGTGATACACAATCGTCATAGCACCAACAAGGCCGACGCAAAGGACATTCTGTCCGAGGGTCAGTTTCTTCGCCTTGGTCAGTTTCTGATCGTCCGGGTCACGGTGCTTTACCCAGAAATACCATCCGGCAATATTAGTCGGCAGATAGAAAAGCATTTCAAGAGCGAACGTACCATAGATTTTCCAATACCACAGATACACGGCATACACGAGTGTGTTCACGATACCGAAAATATAGTTTGCGATATTCGCTTTCGCACAGAAGAAAATACACACCACACCGCATACTGCGCTAAAGAAATTAATTACGGTCAGCCAGGGCGGATTGCCATTGGGATTCGGATTGACGAAGGCGCTGACCATCGCATAGGCGGCAATTACAATCATAATGATTGCCATTACCCATTCATACCATTTAAGGGACTTAAAGCTATTTTTCAGATACAGTTTCATTTCAAATTATCCATCCTTTCGCTTCGGTTTCATTCATACTTCTTACCATAGTTGCGCTTATTGGAACTTCGGTTCTGTTCTTGTCAATGATACAGTATTCTGCAAAGGGATATTCTCTGTTGAAATACTCACGATATTCTTCTTCACTTCCGAATACCGCATCGAACATTCCTTCTTTACAGGCTTCAATAACAAGAGGGGTTTCCTTTGACCAATCTTCATTGCCGTTTTCATCACGGCAATTTGCTACATCAACGCACAGGGGAATTACTCGCCCATTGTATTGAGAAGCAACTTTCTGAACGGTTTTCCACCGTTCCTGCGGTGTCAGCTTTAACCAGCCGTATTCACCACCGCTTGCCCTTTGAGCGAAAGACTGAATAATTCTATCTTCATCAGTACCGTTAATAAACAGAATTAAGTACAATCTTTCACAGACTTCGAGTGCCTTTTCGACACAGTGTAGGTGTCCTTTGTGGAATGGCATAAATTTTCCACCGTACATACCTAACGCATACTTCAATCGAATCCCTCCTTCGATGGTCTTATTATATCACTACGCAATAGAAAATGCAAGAGCAAGTTTTTAGGTGTTTAACACCTAAATGTGATATGACTGACAGTGGAAGGAACTCTGCTCGGAGTTTGCGAGGGTTTGAGCGAGACCTCGACCTTCCACCTTATATATAATGTCAGCTCGGACTTCATTACTACCCCAAGCACAGATCGTGCGCACGCTGTGCAAAAAGCCTTCATCCATCGCCCGATAGTTCTGAAGGGATTCCTGAGTAGGAGTTGTGGTTGCTACTCAGTCTAAAGCAGTGTGTCTGTCACTGTCACAACCCGTTTTCTGTCATGCCACTCTCCCTTGGAACAATTATATTATAGCATATTATTTTTAAAATGCAAGTGCTTTCTTTAGGTGTTCAACACCTAATATAGAAAACGTAGGGTTGTTGCCCTACATTTCGATTGGGAGAATTTTACAATATCCAAAAAAGATATAGTCTAAGAAGGTAATACATTTAAAAGGTGTCCCTTCTTTTTGCGCTTGACGAAAGAAATAACGATCTTGCTGGCAGTATAAGTCATAGTGAAACATAACGCCTTCGTCTTGTTTACATTTCTGCATTGCGGCAAATTTAGCTTTAGCCGGGGTACGATACGCTCCGGCAAATTGATTTTTACACATCAGTACGTAAGCTGTCATTTTTCTTCCTGCGCTTTCGCTTCACGCTTTGCCTTGTCAGTAGCAATCTTTTCAGCTTTAGCTTTTGCTTTTTCAGCCTTATCGGACTGCTTCTGCGTATAGGCATCAATCTCGGACTGCATATACTGCTGGGCAGTCATGTCATCACGCTTGTCCGCAACAATCGCTCCGATGCGGATATACCGCTCATCACCATTGAGGTCGGTCAGAATGATGCCCTGCTGACGATCATTGACTTTCTGGAAAGCATCAGTTTCGCCATTGGCAATCATAGCAAATACTCTGTCACGAAGGTCTTTGTCCACAAGTGCTTTAGTTACTTTCGGCATTTCGTTTCATCCCTTTCTTTCTTGGTACGTTTACATTATAGCAGAATTATAAGGAAAGTCAATAGAATTATTTAGGTGTTCAACACCTAAGTTTGGGTAAAGAGAAAATGGGATGTACAGTCCCATTCCTCTTAATAGTTACCGTCCGGTAACTTTCCGAATCACATCACCGATCAGATCAGCCATCTTTTCAGCGAGTTCATCAACCGCATCAACGATCAGATCGTCAATCTCTTCATCGGTGAGTTCTTCTTCCTCTTCGGCTTCGGCTTCGGGATCGTCTTCATCCCAATCATCGCCATCATCCTCATCGACATCCTCGTCCTCGGCTTCGGTTTCGGTTTCGCCCACGTAATCCTCATAGGCGAGATCCATTTCATCCTGGACGGCATCCATGACTTCCTGCTCATTCAGAGCATAGGAGCGAGCACCGTTCGCAGGATTGTCAAGGTCAACCGTGACCGGAATAATGGAAATCTCATATCCGGTGTAATTGCCCTTGGTGTAGTTCCTTGCCGCCTTCAGAGCATCGGGGAACTCATTGTACACACCGATAATCCGCTGAGCATACTTGTCATTGACCACAAAAACCATCTGATACATAACCGATAAATTCCTTTCTGGTGTTTAAGAGTTTTCCTTCTCTCTGTTCAACCTCATTATATCATTTCTATTTGTTCTTGTCAAGGGGTTTTTCAAACTCTGCCGAAGTTTTTTGAATCTTTTTGAAGCGGAACACGCTGTTTCCACGGCTTTGTTCCTTTAATTCCGCTCCCCCTCGGAACAATTATATTATAACAGATATTCTATAAAATGCAATAGGAAAATTTAGGTGTTTAACACCTAATTATAATAAGTCCTTGCGGACTTATCTCTTATATCCAGACAAGCGTAAAAAGCTATCAACGGATTCATAGATTTTGTTTAGTGAATTTTGTACTGTGCGAGGCAACCGTTCCCATTCTTCAGAGGGAATATCTTCTTGCAAAGCAAGAACCGCGTTATATTTATCTACTTCTTCCTGAGTTAATGTAACCTTATAAGAAGTAACTGTTTTTACTTCCATATTACTGCCCGCCCTTCTTCTCGGCTTCCTTCATGGCCTTCTTCACCGCACGTTCCTGTGCCTTGTCTGCCTTTTCCTGTGCATATTCTCTTGCGGCATCCTCACCATTATAAGGGATGTAACCACCGTTACCATCACGAGTGCCACGAGGAATAGAGATTTTGATTTTCGGATACTTCTCATTTCCTTCGGCATCCACAAGAGGAATTGCAAACTCACCAGGACCGACTATGCTAATCTGCGTATTACGGTCAAGGTCATAATACTCTGCCAGTGCAGAAATTACCACTTCAAGAACTTCTTCACGAAGTGCTTTTTCAAGTTCCGCTTTACTTGCCATACTCATGCTCCCTTCGGTTTACAGTTTCCCTTCTGTTCTGATGAAATTATATCATAAATTTTGAAAATTGTCAAGAAAAAATTTTTGATAAAATTTTAGGTGTTCAACACCTAAAGATAATTAAGGATAACAGAGTAAGCCGGAAGGCTTACTCTGCAAGGGCTGACTTTAGATAGATAGCATATTGATCTCGAAAATCACGCTCATCCTGTTCATAGCAACCATTGTTCCATGCTTTAAGATACTGCACGATATTTCGTTCATTAGATACTTCACAAGTAATATGGGAAGTGTCCGGTTGGTCTTTTCTACGTATCGAAACGATATGTGTAGTTCCATTAAACACTCTTTCCATGTACAAACGTTCTACACAGTTATGTTGTGCTTCTGCTTCTGCATGAAAATCTTCTTTAGTGAGTAACGGCTTTGCAATAAAAGTATCATTTTCATAGTAAAGCCAAGTCATATCATTATGCTTTTTCAGTCCTTCATCATAATGCTCATTTTTATATTCATCATAAAGATAGCATAAGATATAATACTTGGTCATAATATTGTGTTCTACTTTCAGTTCAAAATCCATAGCAGTACACATATTATAAAATTTGAGGACTATATCACAAAAGGAATAATAATTCATACGACTATATACTCTTTCAGAGATAGCACGAAGAATCATTTTTTCTATAAAGTCTTGTGGGATGTTTCGACCATCATTTTTTAAGTAGTTAATTACTTCTCTTGCCCATTCTTTCTGTTCTCCGCATTTATCAAGGAAGAATTTATACTCCTTATAAATTTGGTATTGTATCATATGGCTTCGACTATAACAGTTGTTGCATGAAGTCTGAATGTATTCAACTACTTCTTTAGTTAAGTTTGTAGTATCAGATTCCAAAAACATCCATGTTTCATATGAAATTTCAACGTTAAGTCGAAGGCTAATTAACTGTTCAAGACGATTGAGTTTAGTAGAAGTATATGTATATTTACGATAATCTTTAATAATTTCAAGGGCTCGATGCAGATATTCAGGAAGCATATTATTATTTAACCTAAACGCATCCGGAACGGTTTTGATAGGATTCCCTTTAATTCCGATATAAGTATTATTGAGAATATCCCACTTGCCCCTCATATTTCCTTCACGATCATAGGCAACCATTAGTGTACGTTCTTTGCGATAATCCATTTTAATCCCCTTTCTATGCTCTCTTGATGCAATAGTAGTATAGCACAAAGCATATAGTCATGCAAGGGTATATATTAGGTGTTCAACACCTAATTTTTGGATATAAGAAAACCGCCTGTCACTGACAGGCGGCGAACAGTTTAGGCGATTCCGTACAGAATAGCCTTGCCGGTGCGGTCTTTAGTGACCTCGGCATCCCACAGTTTGGTCAGACCGTGGACAATCTTACCACGGGCAATGCCGGTGGCGTCCGCAATCTCCTGTGCGGTCACAGGAGCATTGGCGGTGCGGATGCACTCCATCACCTTGTCATGCAGTTCGGCATACAGGGTGCGATTGGCTTCCGCCTTTTCCTCGCCCTTCGCCAGTTCCGCAACCAGTTCGTCCTTCACTTCGGACAGTTCGGCTACATCATTCTTCTCGATGTAGTCCACCAGGGTTTTCATAGTCGCTTTCTTCATAGCAACAGTTTCCTTTCCGGTTTTATAGAGTGTCCTTCTCTTTTTTACGTGGTTATTATACCACAGTTTGGGAGGGATGTCAAGAGGTTTCCGAAAATTTTCTCCCTTTTATTTTCGGTCAAAAGAATCGGCAGGTCTTGCGTTTCCAAGGAGATTTGTTTCCGTTCCTGTTCTCCCTCTGACAATTATTATTATACTCATTTTGCGGAAAAATGCAATAGGGAAATTTAAGTGTTGAACACCTAAATATAAGTAGGCTTAAAGTTGACCGACTTCGTCAAGGTCAACTTTAAGGAGTTTTACGTGCGGTGTAAACGTTATGCCAACACGGTTGCTTTTCAGTTTGCCTTCTGGAAACTGCGGACGGTTGCTCACCATGAAAGGATAGATAGCGCGTATCTAACGGTGTGAGAGGTTCGTGGCCGCTCACAACCGCTGAAGTTACCTGAAATTAATGTGTTCAGGATTCCACATGAGGTTTTTACCACTAAAGTAGGTTAGTTATACCTCAAACTTAAACACTTGGGCGATCGTCACCACCACTTCTCCAAGCCCGCCGTCATGAAACCCGCGTTCAACCGTGCACGGTCTACTAGACCCGGTGGCTGTCCCTTGGAACAATTATATTATATCATGGATATTTAAAAAGTCAACAGTATTGTTTAGGTGTTTAACACCTAATAGTAGAATGAGGATTTAATCCTCATCAATAATCAAAGTAATTGCGCTCGAAACGCTTTGCCATTTGACGATTTGCCGGGGAGTTTAACCAACAAATTGCCCACTGTGTTGCCAACTGTTCCCACGGCATCTGCATATAATCTTCATCAGTTTGGACTTTCTTTTCTATCTTTTCGCTTTCTACTACATCAAAGACAGAACGAGTTGCCCAATGACCACATTCGTGAAGTAAAGTGAGGGTGATATGACTGAATCCTTGAGCGAGAGGGCAACGCTGAACAAAGTTCTTACGAAACAGTTTGTCCGCATTATCAAAAGAGGAAGGGAATTGTGTAGGCATAATAAGGCGCGGACTCTTATCGTCAATATCCATGCCCCAATTATTATCATCATACTTGTTTCTTGCAAATACAACTCTTTGCCCACACACAAAGGAACAAAACTCTCGGATTGCCTGTAACCGGGTCATAATCATCCCTCACTTTCATGTACATTATATCATAGATATGGGATATGTCAACGAATATAATTAGGTGTTCAACACCTAAATAGAATGAAATGAAATTACCGCTCCCAACCGGGAGCGGTACTTTTCATCATTCCACGGAGTAAGAGTTGACCTTACCGGGAGTGACCTTGACCTTGTCCTTAAGGCCGTGGGTCAGTGCGTACTGCACCTTGCCCTTGCTGAAGCCTTCGGGCAGTTTGTCCTCGACTTCGCCGTACAGTTCGACCAGGGTCACCGGAGCCTTAGCCGTTTTCAGCGCGGTCAGGATGATGGGTTCCACCTGAGCATACAGGGCTTCGTTAGCCTTCTTCTGCTCCTCGCCCTTTGCGAGTTCAGCAGTGATTTCCGCACGAGCGGCTTCGGCTTCAGGAGTGTCAATGGATTCGATGAGCGACAGAACGGTCGCAAGAGTGGCTCTCTTCATAGCCATTTTTCCTTTCCGGTTTGTAGGGTGTCCTTCCCTTTGTTCGTGATTATTATATCACAGTTTATCTTGAAAGTCAAGAGGTTTGAGAAAAAATCTGCAAACTTTTTTCTCGACCTTACACTTTCGGTCTATTGTATCTTGCAGTAATACTCACCTACTTGCGCTATTCCGAGGGAACCAACCCATCGGTTCGGTTGGTGTCTTTCCCTCTTGACAATATACATTATACTCGGTTCTTATAAAAAGTCAAGCACTGTTTTTAGGTGTTAAACACCTAAACTGGAGTAAAAAAGTAAGCCTTTCGGCTTACATGATTCCTTTTTCATTTTCCTTTTCCTGTTTAAGGAAAGCGGTAATGAACTCTTGGAACTTGGATTGAAACTCACGGTCTTGCGTATCCGGAGAATTATTAAACCGTCTGCGGAACTGTTCAATTTCCCCGGAAGGAAGCACTTCACACGTAAGGTAAGGAACTTCGGGGTCAGACTTCAACCGTACACCGACAATGTACGTTTCGCCCCTGGCGACATATTCCATATAACTGTTCTCAACACAGTTTTCTTGCCTTGTTGCTTCTTTATGGAAGTCTGCCCGGCTGAGAAGGGGACGAGCAATATATCTGTCATCCTCAAAGTAAAGGAAGGGTTTATCATTGTGCTTTTTCAGAAGGGCATCATAATTATCCTGTTTATACTTCTGAAACCGCCACTGAATAATGGCATACATAGTCAGAATATTATGATACACCTTGACTTCTTCTTCCATACCTTGAAGGCAAAGTACCCATTCTTTAATAAGGCTGGCAAAACTATAAGAACTGTATGCCATTCTTACCTTTTCGGTAACTCCACGGCGAACCATACCGCAAACAAAATCAACAGGGAGAGTTTTATCTACTTCGTCAATGACACCACGAACCCAATCTTTATCGTCATCATCGGTAAGATGGACAAAGCAATCTTTATAAATTTGCCGAGTTTTATAACCTTCAATAGTCCAACTGGCATAGACACTACTATAATTTTCTTTCAAAAACTCGACACATTCTTTATTCAGAACAGTATCGTCTGTGGCAAGCATACGGAAAAGGTCGGAATTGTGGTTTAACCGCAAACCAACACTAATTACCTCTTCCATACGCTGACCGACACGTTCATTACCATATGAACGAGTGAGCGTATCAAAGTAATTAAGTAACATATAGATAACATCGGAAACCGGAGTACCTTCTTCGAGATAATAAAGATAACGCCGCATAGTATCGTCATTAAAAGCAACCGGACGAGTTTTAACGATTCCACCACGAACACCATAGAACTGATTGGTCAGAATATCCCACTTTCCCCTGCGAACATCACCGTCATAGGCAACAATGAAATTCCGTTCTTTTACGTACTTCATAGATAATCCTCTCTTTCTGCTCCCTTGAGCAAGTATATTGTAACACTTTGCTATATGTTTGACAAGGGGTATGTTTAGGTGTTCAACACCTAATTATGGGCGGAAGGAAGGTGGGACAATTCTGTCCCACCTCCCTATTATTCGGTTTTGAAATTGTACACATCATTACGTACATACTTTTTAGTGTATTCACCACTATACACTTCTTCACCATCCACTTTAATAGTGAAGGGTTTAGATACAGACCGGGGAAGAACTTTGTTTACATCATATTCAGTTGACCATGTAGCACCGTATTCATTCACACAACACCACAGGATTTCTGCTTCAATTTCAGAATCGAATAATCCCATGTGTTCCTCGATAAAATCCGGATTCACTTTGATATACTGATAAACCACTTCGGCAGAACCTTTGTAGTTTCCGGTATCAGTAAACCGCTGATTGTTTTCACAAAATAGCCGATAACCCAGACCATTTGTGATAAACTGGCTTGCATATCCCCATATGTCATAAACCGGAATATTATCAAGGGGATTGTTACAATGAAACCACTCGCAGTTGTAGCGAATAACCTTATCGTCAAAGGTTGAGTTGTACGCATAAACCGCAGTAATTTCATACTTTTTAATGTCCTGTTTCAGCTTTCGCATGATATAACCCCATTTGTCCATGAGGGCATCATGCTTCCGCATCATTTCCACGTATTTCTGACGCTTTTCTTTGTAGTATGCGGATTCAAACAAGGGCAGGTTATGCCATACTTGTTCCACAACGTTACACTGACAATCGACCAGCTCGCCATTGTCCATGTCCATGATAACCCACGAACAATCATAACAGAAAGGCTTGTCAAGTCCGGTTGTTTCAGTATCTAATACGATACAATAACTCAAATCGTAACTCCTTCGGTTTGTGAGGTATCCTTCCTCTATTGCATACATATTGTACCATAGTTGTACGTATTTGTCAAAACTATATTTTAGGTGTTGAACACCTAAATTAAGTAAAGGGGATTAATTCCCCTTGATGAGATTGTACAGAACAGTCAGAATTTCAGACGGTTCATAGGCTTGCCCTGTCCATGCCTGACGGATGGCGGCGTTATCATCGAAAAGAATGTCATCCTCTTCGGTGATAAAGTTCTGCTTCGGGACACCATAGGCCGTGATATGGATAGCATCAAACTCAACAGAGCCGAGATGCTTATCCAGCCAGCTATACTTTTCAGCGGTTACAGCCTGGTCATAAGCAGGATTGGGAATCTGGGAAAGCCAGCTGATGATTTCCACCCGGAATCCCATTGTACGCAGTTTATTCAGATACCGCGCCAACAGACTCATATTAAGATTAACCTCAGCTTCGGCATACGGAGAGGGGTCAAATGCACGCAGTTTTTCCAACCAATTAGGGTAGTCATACAGACGATTCAGTGTACCGTCCATATCGAAGAAGATAGTTTTCATTCCTTCAACTCCTTTCATTTACCATAGTCATTCTATCATATGATATATAGAATGTCAACTAATATATTTATGTGTTGAACACCTAAATATGTGTATTGATTTATTTTATAGATATGATATAATGCTTATGAAAGGAGATGGAAGGATGAAAGCGATTAAGATTAAAAGAGTTTGTCTGTTTAATGCGGATACGGAACAGTATTCTTATATGGAACAGGACTTTCTTCCTACTCTTGATGACTTTGCTATTCTCAATTATATCTATGAGTATGGCAAGCATGTTTGGAAAGGTCATACTATGTATAAGGTAGTCAAGCGGTCTGATGGTACAACTCGCTTTGACCGTTATGAAGTGTTTATTGTTACACAGTATGTACCGAGTTGGTATGATAATCTGAGAAGAAAGATAAGGGGATGGTAATGTGATAGGAGTATACCTCGTAGCAATAATGACCATTTTTGCGGGAATATTTCTTTTTTGCGGTGGTGTTTCACTACTGCGTGAAAATATCAGGGACAGGGACGATTTTGAACTGTTTGTCGGCAGTATAATAGTTTGCCTTTCGGGAGTAATTATACTCGGTTTGGGAATTGGATTATTTTTCTGTAAGTAAGGAGGATGGTAAAATGCTGTGGATACGAATTATAATGGCAACACTGTGTATCTGTGCTGGTCTTGCTGGAACTGGATTAACAATTCTTGGAATCAAAGAGTCTTTTGGAGATGGTGATTATATATTTACCGGTATATTTGTGTTACTTACTCTTCTCGGTTTGGCGCTGGTATTCTTGGGAATTGTTGTTGCTGGTGGATTAGTAGGATAATTTAAAGGAGAAATAAATTATGACGATCGTTTGGGTAATTCTTTTCTTTATTCTTTTCTTCGTGAATGTTGCGGTTGGGGCGCTTAATGCCGCAACTGAAGAAACCTTCGGACACTTGGATTGGATTTGGCGCGCCACTAAAGGCGAGTTGAATCTTGCTGGTAGAATCATTTGTATGGTTCTTGCTACGATAGTTACCTTGCCTGCGATAGTTATTACACTTGTCGGAAAAGGTCTGTTGCTTCTGATTTGTGGAGTCTGTGCGGTTTTCTATTGGATTTTTAGAGATAGATCGAAAGATAAAGAAGATACTCTGCCGTAATCGGCAGAATCCCAATTAGGTGTTTAACACCTAATAAAAAGGGCACCCCGTAGGGTGCTTAGGCGAACTGATACAGATAGGGGCAGTAGGGATTATTGACACCTTCGATGCACTTCAGAACACCGATTTCAGCCAGTTCCTGAAGGGTCGCGCCGATCTTTGCAGGCAAAACGAAACAATAATACTCACCATTGATCTGATCCGAATCCAGATAACGACGACCATAGACAGCTTTTCCGAGCTTATAAGTGGTAAACAGCTCTTTGGTTTCACTGTATTTGGTCAGAGCAGGAGCCAGCTCCTGCAGAAAACCCCGCTTCTCTTCCTCTCTCTCTTCCGCTTCCCGGCGAATTACCGCCATTCTCCGCTCAACCGCAAGACGAACTCTCTCTTCACCGATTTCCGACATTCTGTCCATGAAATTCTGTGCCATACGATTTTAAATCCTTTCCGGTGTTATAGTGTGTCCTTCACTTTTCATAAGTATTATATCATACTATTGTGAAAATGCAATAGATACAGTTAGGTGTTTAACACCTAAATTTGGATCTAGCGCAAGACAGTAAACCACACTGTTTACTGTCTCTTTTTTGTGACCTCTAAGATAACAATTCCTTTGATCTCGGGTCATGACTCCTCTGATCTCCGGTTGTAGGTCTTTTGATTCACAATCGCTACCGGTTCCCCGTTTCTGCTTCTCTTCACGGAAGAAGCACAATCGCAACCAGAAAGCAAACTTCTAAACCGCCGAGAGTTTTGTTATCGATTCAACTCTTGGTCTAACAACGGTTTTCCGAGAGGCCGATTAGTGTGAATCAGTGATCTCTCTTGGAACAATTATAGTATATACTATTGATACTAATATGTCAACAGTTAGTTTTAGGTGTTTAACACCTAAATAAAAATTCCCGCATCATGTGCGGGAACGGGAGGTAAAGACAAACTGTTCTCTCTGCTTGCGGCGTCTGCGACCGAGAATCCACCCGATCAGTTTGATGATACCGCAAACGATCAGAATCACAGCGGCGAATGCCAGAGGAATCCATGTGGGCGCGAGTACCCACCACCATGACCAGTCAATGACATGGCACAGTTTAAGGATTACGAAGGCCACTGTCAGAAGTTCGAGAATACCGACACCAGACGTTGTTGTTGATGTTCTTGTGTTACTCATTTTTTCACATCTCCTATAATTCCATAGAGTTTGAGTATTCTTTCAACAGTACGAATATCCTTATCCTCACAAGTGATAGGAACTCGTATAGTTTCATGTGTGGGGTTGGTTGTGATTTCACCGATACTACAACCAACACGAGAGAACATGGAGTTGAGCAGTAGCCGAGAAACGTTATTATTCGGCATGTAATACACCCTTGTAGTCATATTAGGTCACCTTCCCAAAGCGGCTAACAGAGAGCTGGACATACTTCTTTTCCCATTCCGGCAGAGTTTCCACGTAAGCATCACGCTCTGCTTCTGTCTTAAAGAAGAAATATCGTCCAAAACTTTTTGCTACATACAGAGTACCCATTTTCCATTCCTCCTTCTTTGTTCCTCTTGGAACAATTATATATTACTTCAAGTTATAGGATTTGTCAATTCATTTAATTAGGTGTTTAACACCTAAAGATTTGGAAATGGGATTTCAAGTCCCATTTTCCATATAGTCGGATTCATTTTCGATAATCGGGCCGGTAATCTTATAAACATTACCCATGTCATACTGACGTTCGATAGTATAGCCCTGTTCATAAAGTTTGGGATACATATCGTTATCAGTGATTGTTACTACGTAGGTTCGTTTAGTTTCGGAAGGGGTAGTTGTTTTGGTTGCACCACCGATTGCAATGAGGATAAAACCTATAACGAAAACGAACAGAAAAATCATTTTTATTACAGTAGCGGGAGTGTTATAATCGTCGTGTAAAATATAAATGACTATACCACTAATGGCGCACGCTATAATGCCAATAATTGCTACATCTAACAATACTTTAACATCATAGCAAGTAATTACCTGAAGGATACTCATATTATTTCCATCCTTTCTTACTTTCAATGAAGAAGTAATCAGTTACACGATACCAATACTTTAAGTCATCATTCAGTTCACTACGAAGCCAAAAATATGTCCACGGTTTTCCCTTATAAGGCATATGCACTTTATAGATTGAACCGAATACATGGATTCCACGTTCTTTGAGTTTGTGTCCGGTGTCAATATCGTGCCGAATAACTCGGCTAATGAATTTAATCATCATCATTTTCGTCATCGTCCTCGTCAATATCACAGTCAAGCACATGACTTTCGATATGATAAGTATGAGGATAAATCCAACCATCCGTTGCTTCTTCGGGTACATCAATACTGTACTTAGTTTTGCTAATCAGATTAATGTTAATTTTATCCTCTTTCAGTTCTTGTCCGATAGCAACATAGGTATTATGAAGGCTGGAATATACACCTTGAATTTCCGAAATGGAATCATCTTTACGATGACTAATTCTTTCAACAGTATAGAGCTTCATTCTTCTTCCCATCCTTTCTTATGCTTCGGCGGTTTATTGCGCTTGTCCTCTATCACTCGACTTACGCAGTAACCTTGAGGAAACGTTTTACGCTCGGATTGAAACACTTCAACCCAAGTTTTGGGTTTCTGCTTCTTCTTCTTACCCATGCATATCCCTCCTTACAATAGAATTATATCATAAATTTAATATTTGTCAAACTTTAATTTTAGGTGTTTAACACCTAAATTATCCTATTGCAATTTATAGACTTTATGCTATAATGTAAATGTAATCAGGGAGAGGAGTGGAACGATGAAAGAGTATGTGAAACATTTACCAGTGGCAGTATGGCGAGATGTATGCTATGGCTATGTCAGTTGGATGCGCCCGTGGAAACGACGTCTGTTTAAGTGCGTGGCATATAATCTCAAAAGCGGTTGCGTGTTGATTATTCGGCCGCGGCGGTGGGCAAGTATAATCTTCTATCCTTATGACGTGTTGCTTCAGATTGTCCGTACAATTCGTGGTGACAGATTTGAGTGGCCGAGAAGCGATGGTCTTGCCGTTTATATTGGTAAGCACAGTGAAGAATATAAGAAAGTATTTGTATCGCAGTAATGCGATACTATACTATTAGGTGTTTAACACCTAAACATAAACCTTGGGATTAGTCCCAAGGTATTACCCATACGCACAGTACCCATGCAAGAATAGCAAAGATATATGCTATTACTTTCTGATATGTTTTGTCCGCACCAAGCGCCCAAATCTGTGCGATACAAAGGGCGGTACACATGGCTCTCATATAGTTCATACTTTTCACTCCTATCAACTCATATTAGTCGTTCAGTTTGCGTGACAGTTCAACGATGAAATTGCACACCACGTAGATCACGGATACGATGGCGAGAGCATTAGCCGGAATAGTTCCGCACCAATACAGAATAGCCAATACGATAACTGCGATACCCAACATTTTATTCACCCCCTTCTATAATTTCCCACTGGATTCTTTTACCATTTAAACATTCTTCACACTTATCACTGCCGCAGGCTTCGGGATTAAAGGGACAATCCCACGAACTGTCAAGTATATTCATAAGACCCTTTTTTTCTTCTTCTGTACAGATAATTTTCATTTTATATCTTTTCTCCCTTCATTACCAAATAGTCTTACCATCTTCAGTAAACTTACTCTGATTATAGTCTACCTTTTTCCGCAGGAAGGGTGGAATTTTTTTAGTGCCACCGTAGACCTGAACCAGCTCTTTCTGCGTGGTTACATACATGGTGATGATTTTCTCTTTCTTTTCATCTTTGATGATAGTAACCCCGGTATCCGTGATGCAGACATACCGCCCAGCTGGTCCACCGATACCATAACCGATATACTTTTCTTTAATGATTTGTCCCATGCCGATTTTTTCTACGATATTCTTCACTCGCTCGGCTCGGTCTACTGATACGTGGTAGGTCATTTCTGCCATCTTGGAATCCCCCTTTCACGGTATGAGTATATCATATGGTTATAGGATTGTCAATGTATGGTATTAGGTGTTTAACACCTAATTGAAATGAAAATATAATGCGCTTGTAAGCGCATTATACTTCCAACTGAGGTTTGGGATAGTCCTGGAGACAAACATTATTGGGATTGGTCAAACCAACCACTTCGCCGCTACGGGAGACTGTTTCAAAATAACAGTCATTTTGTTTTGCTTCATCGACCAGCTGATCAAACCGCTCAATAAGGCTGAGTTTAATAATGTTCTTTCGGGCACGCTCACAAGCCGTCATGAGAGCATCCAACTCATCCAGCTCCATGTTAGGGATATCCAAATCCCACTTGAAATTACCTTCTACGGTCATCGTTTACACCTCTTTCACATAATATGCCAGCTTCATGCCGGTTTCGGGAGAACAGTTATAGTAGAAGATTGCGTTGCACAGCTTTTCAAAGTCCGCATTGGGATCATTAGCAGGCTTTGTAGTCCAATGTGCAAGCTGGCTGGTAGGGCGAATACGATTAGGAATGACCATAACCGCTTCACCTTCATCGTACAACTTTTTTGCGAGTGCCTTTGTTACCTTTACCATGCTACTACCTTCTTTCCCTTATTAGTCCCTTTGGACAGTTATACTATATCATATACTATATAGTTTTGCAAGTCATGTGGTTAGGTGTTGAACACCTAAATATAAAAAGACTCCAATGGAGTCTTAAAAGAACCTTTCCGAGATGTAAACGATAAGGGTAACGATGCCCGCGAGAATAAAAGGAACAAGCGGAATCAGCAGAAACACCCACCAGGGCAGATAGACAATGAGGTTGAAAAGTCCAATGTTAATCATAGTTTCACTCCCTTGCCATTACTTCCTCATAGCTAACACCAATCCATTCTTCACAATAATCTTCAAAGTCAAAAGCCATAAAGTCATTGACTTGAGTTTCACTCCACAGCTCACTTCCATAGCCGATTATCTGTTCAAGAGTTTCCTCGATAGTATTCAGCTCTTCGGTGGTCAGTTTTGCGGCGACATCCTCGGCGCCTCCCCAGAACTCAAAATCCTTCAGATTTCTTTCAACTATCATTGTCATTGTAACGCATCTCCTTAATTTTATTTGCACTCTTGGTGCATGTTTATATTATCATAGTTATAAGAATAATGCAAGTAGTATGATTAGGTGTCTAACACCTAAATAATAAAAAACAATTGGCGGCCTGGGAGTGGCCGCCACATTATCTCTATCAACGTATATAATTAGGTTTCCATAGTGGGAGCACGAGCATAATATAAGCCGGACATTAATTATACACCACCTTTTCGCCGTTGCGAGCAATATACCATGAGAATGCCCACGGTCCCAATTCAGACATCTGCTGTGTCCACTCATGCATAAGATATATCACGCCAGCTCTATTGCCAATGAACTTTCTTGCCACATCTTCAATGGCACGGCGAGACATGTTATTTCTCGGCAACTTAAGTTGACCATCGCTGCCTGCTGGGATCCATCCGTTACGTTCCGCATAGAAGAGGTACATGCTTTTTATCTCCTTTCCTTTGCTGTCCCTTTGGACAATCTTATTATAACATATATTATATAGAAGTCAATACGATTATTTAAGTGTCGAACACCTAAATGAAATAGGGAAATATGCCTATTGGCATGTTCCCATAGTTACCAAACTTTGATTGTCCATTTACTATTCTTAGGAGTATAATAAATGGACGCATCCGTCCCGAAAGACCAGTTACTACCTTCGGGGCGATATTGCGCTTCACATCCGGCAAGAACCAGCAAGCCGAGAAGCGCGGTGATAATCAGCAATACTTTAAATCGTTTCACAATCAGTTCTCCTTCCTTGAACTATAAATATTATAGCAGATATATATATGATTGTCGATATCAAGATTTAAGTGTCGAACACCTAAATTATGGGAAGTGCCGATTATTCGGCACTTTTAGTTTCCCAATCCACAATCACCATTGCATTGCGTTTAAGTTCTACACTGTATTTCGGATCAATCTGCTGTAAACGTTTATTCCAACGGTCAAGAAATTCACGAATATCAAAACCGTGTTCAATGATAACAGAGTAACCATTAGGAGAGAGATACCACTTAGGAATAAATCCCATGTCCATTAACTCACTACAAAATTCCATCATTAAGCCAGTAATAGGACAGTCAAAATCAAATAACCATTTTTTAAAGGTTTCTTGTTCCGATTTCATTGCAATAGATGTTGCAATACCATTAAGCCGAGTAAAGTCGATAGGTTCTCTAATAAGACGGCATGCGAGTTCTTTTTGCGTCTTTTCCATATTACGCTCACTTGCGCTCATGTAAAAACGACACATTTCGCCGGGCTGTCCTTCTTCAACAAATTGTTTAAAATCTTTATAATAAGCGGGAATTTCTTTATCCATGAAGAACATTTTGGTACGAGATTGAAAATTAAGAACACATCTATTATCCTTATGCCTACTAATAAACATTCCTACGTACATTTTGTAACATCTCCTTTCATATACATTATATCATATACGCATATAATGTCAAACTAATAATTTAGGTGTTTGACACCTAAATCATAGAATTAAAGAAAGGTGTACTCGCGAAGTACACCTTTCATCTTGCTACACCACGGCGTTCACCCGTGAAACCTCACCCGCGCTTGGCCTTGCGCTCCACTCCTCGCAAGATACCTTTTACTACACTTACGCTCGCAGTAGCTCGCGCCGAGCTACAGCTATCCGTATCGCCTCTCCACATCCTCTGCCTCGTAAAAGGATTTTTGGGCACTCGTCAGTACCGCTTTTCCTCGGTTCACTACTCGCGTTCGCCACTTATAGTTTCCTATAAGCCCTACTCCACACCACCGAAGAATCTTTAAGCTTCTTTTGGTGGCCCTTTGGTTCTTCCCTTGGAACAATTGTATTATATCACATCTGTGTAGAAAGTCAACATATTATTTTAGGTGTATAACACCTAAATTCAAGCAAGCAAGAGGTATTTAGGTCGCCCCTCGCGCCGCCGCACATTTCTACTATTTTTCCATTGATCAGATGGTACTCACAGGACATTTGCTCTTGCCCTATTCAAGGGTTACGTCTGGTTTACCATGGATTATAAGCCTTATTGACTCACCGTACCTATTTCCGGTCCGCTCGATTTCCCTTGAACAATTGTATTATACCATGTTTTGGAATAATATCAATATATAAAATTAGGTGTCTAACACCTAAATATATACTGTCCTTATTAAGGACAGTATGACAGTACCGGCTCGTCATCTTCATATGGTTTGTTGTTCCATATGGCAGTAACAAAGCACTGGTCGCACATCGGATTTTTTACCTGTTCGACAAAGTACGCGAGGGCTTCATCCCATGAATCCTTGAATACATCGGGCAGAGGGACAAACTCGCCGGTATAATCGCCGCCGTCATAAAGAGGATCAAAACGCCAACTTTCAATTAAGTATCTCATAATGTATGCCTCCTTTACATTATCAATATACCATGTTTTGGGATTTTATGCAACCATAAATATTAGGTGTCGAACACCTAAATTTTCATATTGAAATTCTGTCAGAATGTGATATAATGAGTACAGTAAAGGAGGAATTGAGTATGGAAATTCTGAAAGATGTTGCAATTATGGACTGGCCTGGGTGGGTAGATGTTTGTTTTATTGTTAATCTGGTGGTGATGGTTGCTACTATTATCTTGTTTGCGACCTTGAGCAACGATTCATCCGGCGGTCATTGTTTCGCCGCAATTTTTGGTCTTCTTATAACTATTGTTTTGGTTGCAGTAATTGCTATAGGCGCGAGAAAAGTACCTACCGGCGAACATACGTATACCATTTCAATCACAGAACCCACTACATATAAAGAGCTGATTGATAAAGGATACAAGATTTCTGAACCCCTGTATGATAATATGAACATCTATGAAATTACCGGTGACCCCTTGCAGTAATGCAAGGGTTTTAATTTAGGTGTCGAACACCTAAATCTAAAAGGGCTGGAATTACTTCCAGTCCCGAACTTCGCCCGTCCGGACGTTGTAGTCTTTGTGATCGTACAACATCTGTTTCGCCAGCTGGTAGGACAAACCACGGGAGCGCATGAACCAGCCGATGTGCTTGATCGTGGTCATGCTGTACAGCCCTGTCACATGGAGCCAGCCTTCCGGGTCAATCTCAATGATAATAGTGCTGTAGCTTTGGAGCTGGACTGTGCCGTCATCGAAAAAGTTTTCCTGTGCCTGAGCATAGTTGTGACCTGCAACCGCCTTGCTATAAAGATACCGTGCCATTGTAACTACCTCTTTCTTTTATTTATTGTCCCTTTGGACAATTGTATATTAACATATAGAGTGCAATCTGTCAACACATATATTTAGGTGATTAACACCTAAATTATAAAGGTCACCGCCAAGTGACCTTTAACCATTGTTTTGCTGCCCATTTTTCTACGCTTTTTTTGGTTTTATAGACTTTAAGACACCGGGCATGAGTGCCGCAGTCCGTCCATTCCCATACTTCCCACTTGTTATTGTTGAAGTAAATTTCGTAGTAAGTCATTGTAGTCCTCCTTATCTTGATAAAAGCTCTATACAATTCCAACAAAGGAACGGGTCGATTGCGTACAGTTTCGGGACTAAGCAAACACAATCACAATTATTACAACGAATCCAAGCCCATTTTTCTTCTTTTTCTTCCTCTTGTTTGACTTCCTTGTTCTGTTCCTCCATTTTTCGATCCTCCCTTCAATTTCTATACTAATTATATATCATATGGATTGATAACGCAAGATAAGAATTTAGGTGACTAACACCTAAATAATCACGGGAGGGTCAAAGACCCTCACTCGTTATTTTTATAATCCTTTACAAGTTCGTATGTGAAGGTGTGTTTCTCTTGGAGATCATCGTCATCAATGAAAACATTTTCATCGATCTGGCCGCCGCCATTGTTCTTGATATACTCGATAAGGTGAGCAATGCGGTCAAGGTCTGTTACATGCTCGCGCTGGAGCCTGAACCATGCACCATAGTCATAAAGCCGCTGAACAGTTGCGTAGTTGTCCGGAAGTTTCACGGTGAGCCGCATAGTCAGTTTTTCGATTCCGTAAGTATGAGTTGTCATTTTGTTTCCCCTCTCTTTCGTTTAATTCCTTTGTTCCAAAGGAATTATAACATTAGTAATGGGATTTTGTCAAGTATGAATTTAGGTGTCCAACACCTAAATAGTAAAAGACCGGAAAATCCGGTCAGTGGTACCAGAAGAACATATGAGAAACGTGGTAATAGTAGCTTTTGGGATTAATGATATCCATATCGATGCCACGATCGCCGCCAGCTTTCATCAGCTCCCACATCAGCTTCTTCGCTTTGTCCGGTTCCAGATCGGTACGTTCTGTCGGATTGTCATTCTCCTGAATAGCCATCCAACAGGAAGTGGGAGCGCCATTGATAACCCTGATGAAAACGCCTGTGTAACGAGTATCCAACATGTTAGTAACCTCACTTTCTTTATTGCCCTTCGGCTGAGTATATAATAGCATAAGTTACGGGAAAATGCAATACTAATATTTAGGTGACGAACACCTAAATAATGGGAAGAGGACTTATGTCCTCTTGTAAACAAACCAGCGTCCTTCTGGGCCAGCCCACGGGCCGCGGAGCTTACGGGTCAGCTTGCGCAGGCGACGAGCTTTTTTCCAGCTGCGGGGAGTGCCGCGCAATTCAAACGTGCAGGCATAACGAGGGTCAGCATCATCCCAGACATGGACACCACGGGCGAACAGACGAGCGGCTTCTTCGACGGTAACTTCAATATACATACTGGAACTCCTCCACTATTTATTGTCCCTTCGGACAAGTATATAATAGCACAGTTTCGGGAATAGTGCAATACCTATATTTAGGTGACCAACACCTAAATCTCAAAAATAAAATAGGGACGGTGTCCCTATTACAAGAGGAGTCGATATCCTTCTACACGGAGTCCGCCTTCTTCGTCAAAATGTCCGTCATCTGCGGCTTGCGCATAGCTCCATGCGCTCCTCCACTGTTTGAAACCGCGACGCACCACCAGACCGCTCTTGACAGTTACCACGCAGTAAAGGGTTTTGAAGTTCATTGTATTATCCTCCTTTTGTTTTTCTATCTCTTGATGATATTATAATATATATAGGGATAAAATGCAATACCTTTATTTAGGTGAGTAACACCTAAATTCCAGAATGAAATGTCGCCCTGCCTGGGCGACGGGTCATTGTGAAGGGGCACTTAAAAGGGTCTTACAGACACTCATGGGTCACACCGCCCACCCGTGAAGGCTCTGACGGCTCTGCCTCGTCTCCCCTTAGGACAATTATATAATAATACAATCTTATATATATGTCAATATAATTATTTAGGTGAGTAACACCTAAATAAGTGCTACCCTCAGTACTTGTACGTAGGGTAGCTCTTGCGCCAGCCTTCTTCAGCTTCTTCACGTTTAGCTTCCTGGGCAGCTTGCAGCGCAGCTACTGCGCCGCCTAAGCCCATGAGTATAGCACCAGGTATAAGCCCGAACATAGCTCCGGCCAGCAGGCCGCCCAGCAGAAAACCACCGATAATCCCATTATACATATGCTATCCTCCCCTCACTGTACACATTATATACCTATACGCTCGCCTTGTCAACCATACTATTTAGGTGATGAACACCTAAATAATTGCGCGTGTTAGTCGTGACTAACTATTCCGAACACCTAAATAATTAGACGGGCAAAAATTGCCCGTCAGTATTTCACCCATATGCAGTAACGGTCTTTATCATCAAGGAAAATGTAACCCTTACCGCCGTCATAAGGCACAATGTCAAAAGGTTCTCCTACTAAATCATATATACTGCTCCGTTCTTCTTCTGGTGTATCTTCTAACCACTCCTCAAAGTCATCATAACCGTCCTGTCTTGCTCTCATGCGCTGGACCTGTTCAAAACTCATACGGATGCACTTCATTGTATTGTCCTCCTTCAATTATTTAGGTGTTAGAATTGAGAAGGGCTTTCGCCCTTCTCTTACAACCGGAACAGGCGACCTGTTCTCGCACTGTTCTCATAACCGGGGAAGGTCACTCCGCAAGTGTACCACTCTTCCCGCTTGTTCGCCCGGAAATAGCTTACTCCGCCAAAATAGGTCAGCAGGCGGTAATAGCTTTCAGCGGAAATCTTCTGTACAAAGATTGTACCTTCATCGTTCGCCGTTACCGGGCGATTGTACCGCCGTAATTCAGCGGTGTTAGTTTCGTAATTCAGAATCAGTTCGTATGAACTGATTACGGAATGATTAACCAGCTTTTTCATTGCTCTGTCCTCCCAGCTTATTTAGGTGTTCGATTATTTAGGTGTTCCCCACAAGGGGAAGGTGAGGGGCTTCAGCCCCTCACCATTTCCAGGAACTCCGCAATCGTGGGGATTGCATTGGCTTCCAAGTAGTCATAATACTTGTTCAGCCGAGCTTCAACCCACTTTCCGGTTTGGTTGCTGTACAGCTTCCAAGCCTGAATCCCGACTGTACCACGCTTTGCATTGTACCGGAGCGAGCTTTCCAGCCCCTTCCGTCCGGTCATGGTCAGCATTTCGATGAACTGCTCACGTGTGAACACGAACACGTTGTCAGCAACGTTTTCAGCGGTCAGCCCTTCCACTTCAGCGGTAAAGGCGACATAGTCAGCTTTCGGAAAGATGTCATCAGCGCAAATCCGAGCACAAGGAACTTTCCACTCGCCCATATTGGTTTTTGTCTCGCCCCTGTACAGCTTTCCGTTAATACGGATACACCAGTCATCAGCACCAGCACGACGGCAACGGACATCAGCAACGGAGCTAACACCATGCACCATAATGCTATCACGTACCCAAAAGTCAACTTGCTTGCCAATGTAGCCTGTACTTCCCTTTGTCTGTTCATCACGGATACGGATGTTAAATTCACGGATAGCGTTAAATTTTTCCTGCTTTGTCATTGTTCTTACTTCCTTTCTTTTTGTTGTGGTTTGTAGCTTTTTTCGGTTTAGCGCTCCGGTAGTCTATTAAGGCAATTTGCCGCCGCCGCTCTCGCCTATGTACTTTTTGTTTATCGTCTGTTGATTTCAGACTAACCGTTTTTCCGGTCATGCGGTGAGACCGTCAACACCGTTTCGCTCCCCTTGTCCCCTTCCGGCAAGAATAATATAACACACCTAAAAAAAGATTGCAAGCCTTTTTTATAATTTTTTTCAAAAAAAATGAAAAAAGTTTTTGAAACGTTTTTCAACCGTTGTTTTTCCTTACTTTTCCGGATAGGGGGGATACTTTCGTGATTTAGCGTGCTAAAGCGCCAGACAAGACCCGGGGTCTCCACACTTTCCACCAACCGGTAATTTTTAAACATTTGACAAAATAAAACCAATCATGCTATAATATTAACAGATGGAGGTGAGCACATGAAAAAGAAATACTCACTTGATTTTTCGATAGTGCGTGACACTGATAGGCTTGCCGCCGTGGAAGAAATCCTCGACGAACTACCTACCAATCCCTCGCCTACCGAACTCGAACAAATGGCCTCCTATATCCTATACGGCAAGGACGAGGAAGGCAAGAATTCAATTTAGAGAAACGAAACAATTGATAAAGATAAGAGATATAAGAGTTATAAGACAAAAGATGATAAGGTACAATCGTTAGATGAAATGATGGAGGTGCCGGGTTTCGATGAGCAACAGTTGCGCAGCGCCTACAAGCGCGATGCTTATACTGTGCCGAAACCATGTATAAAGCGACCTCGCTATGATAAGACGACGGGTGAGATGATTGACCCCGGCGATAGTGACGTCCCCGGCATGATCGAATAGTGGGAAATTATTGATAGATGGTAGAGAATGTTGGACGTTGCGCAGGGCAAGGTTGCCGCGAACGAAAAAGACACTCTTGTCACGGATCCCTACCGAGTTTATCAACTAAAGCATAACCTCATTGATATTCGCAAGCATCAGTACTACTTGAAAGATTCGTACAAACCGACGTTGCACTTCCAAAACTTAGATCACCCAAAACCGCAATTCTATGATTGGTGCGGCGATTCCTTCTATTGGTTAACGAAGGAATAGTGGGAAAATCGCGTCAATCACTCCTATACTAGCCGCATTTCCAAGAATCTTGCGGATTATGAGACTAGGGGGGAGGGGGATAATTTAGAGATAAAGTGGGTGGTATGTGAGCATACGTTTGATTGGGAGAACCCTAAACATGTTCGCGCACTACTTAATCATTATTATACCCTATATGATGCATTAAAAGATAAGTTAGATACCTATGGGCGCACCCTTCTATGGGACTTCGACCGCTACGTATCGTTATGTAATTTTAGCGAATTGCGGCTGTTCCTCATTGACTTGCGGAAAAAGGGCATGGCATATGAGGACATTTTGGATGAAATGCGCGCAAAGTATGCGATGGAATATTCACCAAACTACTTGGTGTCGATTGTAAGTAATGAAGTACCGAAAAAGATTGCCCAGGTTGCCCGCATGATGCGGCTGGAGCAAGAAACTCCGATGGAAGGATGTAAAAAATGTATACATTGCGGCCGCATGCTGCCAATGGACTTACTATTCTTTAGTAAGAATAATGCACATAAGGATAAGTTGTCGAATACGTGTAAGCAATGCGACAAAGAATCCCGCATTAGAAGAGGAGTGATCAATAAAGATGGAGACCTCAGAAAAAAAGATCAAACGCTGTCTCAAATGTAAGAGAGAGCAACCTTTAGAGTTCTTCCAGTCAACTCCTTCCAAATTCTTCCCAGGTGGACGATGCTATATTTGTACGCCGTGCCTTGAAACGATGATAAAGCAGGACAACTTAGGTGAAGTTGATAGATTGATGCGGTGGTTGGACTTGCCATTCGACCTCAACAAATGGACACAACTTTATGAGCAACATAAGGACCATACTTTGACTGCATACTTTAATCTCTTATATGATGACCATTATGAACAATTGCGCTGGATGGATGAAAGCGAAAGATGGCGCCAAGCACGTGCTGAAGGAACAATCGATGACGAGATTAAAGTTCTTGGAGATGCTAAACTCAAGAAGTTGAAGAAAACTTGGTCTGCGGTTTATCGCCCCGAAGAACTACTCTGGCTTGATAATTTCTATAATAAGATTGTTGCCACGCAAAACGTATCTACGCCTATTCTTCAAGAAAAGGCGCGAGACCTTTGTGAGTTACAGCTTGCGGCGAAAAAGATTCTACGTGAGGGCGGCGATGTTAAGAAGATTATGGACTCAATTGATAACATCGTTAAGACGTACAATTTTACCGCTACAAATGCTAAATCTGCGGCTGACTTTGAATCCGTTGGCGAACTAATGGTTTATTATGGTAAGAAAGGATGGCATCCAAACTGGCATACTGAGCCGCAAGACTCGGTTGACTTTATGATGGAGAACATTCAGAACTACTTAAAGAGATTAGTAATGAATGAAGGTAACTTTGCAGAGCAAGTTGAAGATAAACGTGAACGTTATAACATGACAGAGCGCTTAGAAGAAATTGAAAACGAGAAAGTTGATATGGATGAAACCGCGGATATTGAGTATGAAGGATCGGCAGAATTGAATCAAGAATTGTTAAGCGATGGTGATGCATTCGATGAGTGAAGTCATGATGCGTGATGGAATACCGATTGAGAAAGGTATTACATTAACCAAAGAATTTCTTGATGCAAATCAAGAGCTATTTACGAAGTATTTGAATCTTTGGATATTGTATCCGGACCTATTCTTAGATGCTATACAGGATTCTGAAGATGCAAAAAACTTCCATTTGATGCCGTTTCAGCGTATCTCATTGCGGGCATCCATGCGTTATCGTTATCATTTCTGGACAGCAACCCGTGCAACATCTAAGTCATTCACAGCTTATTTATGCGCGCTTGTACGTGCAGTACTATTACCACGTTCTTCTATAATGATTGCATCCGATGTTAAGGGTACGGTTATTAATATTGCGAAAGATAAGTTTGAGCAATTCTTCCGTCACTGGCCTCTTCTTGAGAGAGAACTTAAAACAAGAGGCGATGATGGTGAAAGTGGTAAGAAATCAAGTAATAACTACTATGAATTGAAATTTAAGAATGGTAGTTCAATTACTGTTGTTGCAAAAGATACTTCTCGTGGTCTTCGTGCTACTGCGGCAATCCTTGAAGAGTGCGCCCTTATTAGTGAAGAAGCATATGTTGAAGTTCTTCAGCCACAGCTTAACGTTAAGCGCCGTGAAGTAGATGGTACTTTAAATCTCGATGAACCTTCTTCTCCACAGACTTTCATTACTACTGCTTCTGACCGTACCAAATTTATGTATGGTCGTTTAATAGAAATAGCCGTTAATGCCGTATTGCGGCCGGACACCTATTTTTGCTGGGGACTTTCCTACGAAGTTCCACTACATTATGGCTTAATTGATAAAGACATGATGTTAGACCAACGTTATTCAAATACTGTTAGCGAAGACTCCTTCGCTCGTGAAAACTTATCAATATGGACAGGTAATAGTGATGAAGCATGGCTTGATTCGCGCCGACTCAATAGACACCGTTCATTATTGAAATGCGAAAGAAAAGCTACGTACTCGCCGCAGAATCCTAATGCATGGTATCTGCTTGCGGCCGACATTGGCCGTTATAGCGCAAACACCGCTATAATGGTTATTAAGGTGCTACCCGGGGCGCAGCGTTTCAAGAAAAATGTCGTATATACTGAAGTTATTAATGGCGCGAACTACATTACAGAGCAAGCACCACGACTTAAGAAATTGATTCAGATATATCAGCCACGTGAGGTCGTAATCGATGGTAACGGTCCTGGTATCGGTCTGCTCGATGCTATGGTATTGCCGTCCTATGATAAAAACACTGGTGAGCAATTCCCAGCTTATTACGTCTTTAACAATGACCATCACCTGCCGCCGGACTTACACGAACCAAAAGATGAACCAGAACCACGCTATAATGCCATTATTTATGACATTAAAGCATCAGCTTCAAATGAAGACGAAATTAACTCTGCGTTCTTGTCTGCTATAAATAATGGTTCTACTTCATTCTTGGCGCATGAGAGAATTGTTAAAGAGAAGTTAATGAAAACTAAGAAAGGTCAGAAAATGACTGCGTATGATAGAAGAGTTTTCTTACTTCCATATGAAATGACTTCAAGATTGATGGACGAATTGAACAACTTGCGGATTAAGCCTACAGGCATTGAGAACAAGTATAAGGTTGAACGTATTTCTCGTTCCCTTGAGAAGGACCGTTTCTCCAGTCTATCATACGGCCTATATAGAATCAAGTATTACGAAGATAAAGAAATTTTTAAAAAGAAAAAAAAGAATATTGGTTAGTACGGTTTTTACACCCCTAAGATTAGGAGGTGAATTTTATGGGTTAGGATTTTGCTTCTATGTTCCAGAAATCCTAGTTTCGTATTAATTACGTACCTATGGATTCCAATGAGCGTACTACCCGATGGGGTAGCCGTCGTATAAGCGGCGTGTCCCGCAGAGATTTCTCTCTGGCCGAAATTGAAGATATTATCAGTTCTGGCGACATCGGTGCAATTCGTGAACTATCACGATATTATTATAGAACAAATGCTCGCTACCGTAATAACGTAGACTTCCTTGCGGCTTTACCTCTATATGATACAATAGTCACTCCTATTTATGATCTAGATAAAGGTTCTAAAGCATAGATGATTAAAGCATTTTACAATGCTTGTAGTTTTGTTGAAGCCTTAGATGTAAAAAATACCTTATCTCGAATTACTCGTGAATGGTTAAAGACCGGGATATATTTTGGTATTCTGCAAGAACTAGGTGACAAGGTGGTCGTACAGGACTTGCCTATAACCTATTGCCGTACACGCTTTAAAGATTTTAATAACTTAAATGTTTTGGAATTTAATATTACGTACTTTACTAATACGTATATGGATGAAAAGTTGCGTGACGCGGCGGTCTTAAATTTCCCAGAAGCAGTTCAAATTGCTTGGCGAAAGTGGAAAAATAAGACTTTACAAAATCCTTGGGTTATGATCCCAGCAAGTGCCGGCGGGGTAGTTTTCTGTTTTGCAGAAGACCAGACTCCACTATTTATAGCTTCCATTCCGGAATTAGCCAAGTTGAAAGACGCGGTTGGACGTGAAGAAAAGCGCGATGAAAATGAATTGTATAAGTTATTGATTCAGAAAATGCCAATTGACAGTGATGGACACTTGGTATTTGAATTAGACGAAGTTGAACAAATTCACGCAGGCGTAGCTAATATGTTAAAAGACTTAGATACTGTTGATGTATTAACTACCTTCGGTGATACTTCTTTAGAGAACTTACAAGAAAATTCTGCGGCTTCTTCCGCGAATAACAGATTAGAGAAATATAATAACAATGCTTGGGAAGCATTGGGCACCAGCCAACTATTATTCAATGCTGAAAATAGTTCTTCTCTTGCATATGTTATTAAGCGTCTCGAAAGTATTATGCGGCTTTACCTTAGCCAATATGATACCTGGATTCGTTTCCTAATCAATCAGCGTTTTACTCGTACCGGCTTAATTTTCGATTTTGAAATTCTACCTACTACTGTTTTCAATATTAAAGAATATCAAGCGCAATATCTATCTGGCGCACAGTTTGGTTATTCTAAGATGCGCGCTGGTGTAGCAATGGGTGTTAAGCAGCGTAACCTTATTAGCATGATAGACTTTGAAAACAATCTCCTAAATCTTGATGAAATGATGATTCCACTACTATCGTCTTACACACAGAGTGGCGACGAAAATTCTGATAAAAAAAATAATTCACAGAAAAAAAATAGTAGTACATCACTGTAGGTAAAAGACATAACTAATAAGGGCGGAAGACCCGAATTAGCAGATGAAGATAAATCCGAAAAAACGCAAGCTAATATTGCGGCGATGGGATAAGGGAGGGATATTATGAAAAAAGACATTCCAATTTATTTTGACAATGTTGTTATAATGGCTCCTCCCCAGCCTATAACTCCAACTAACGATGTTAATCGTTTAAAAGTTGGTGTATTTACAAAGTATGGAAATCGCAACGGTTCCTATATTACAGACGGCGTAGCGGATATGCTAATCAATGGTATTTTAACCTATCCGACTCCGGTAGTTGGATTCTTCGATAAAGAAACCAAAACATGGGCAGGTCATACAGGGCCGACAGTTGCTAATGGTTACGGTTATGTAGAAGGTTTCGAAGGATGGCAACCATTCCAGGATAGCGATGGTATAACACGTGATTATGCGGTATTCTCTGTTGCGCTATTCACTACTTATTTTGATGCTGCTAATTTTGTTGTAGGACAAAATCAATCAATGGAACTCGATATTAGTTCAATCGAAGGCGATTGGGCGACTATCGATAACAAAGAATATTTTGTTTATACAAAAGCAAAAATCATGGGGCTATGTATTATTGGTAATCATGAACCATGTTTTTCCGTATCAGCGTTCTTTAGTAAGAATGATGATGCATACACTTCTCAATATGAAAAGTTCTCTTCTCTATTGGCTGATTTGAAAGCTAAGGTTGAAGAGGCTGAAAAACAACCAATCGAAGGAGGGGAACATCAAATGCAAAATGGAATGAATCCCGAAGTAAATGAACCCACTCCTGCGCAGGCTTTCGAACAAGAACCTGCTGCTCAGGAGCCAGTAGCTCCAGTTGAACCTGCGGCTGAACCAGCCGTAGAACCAGTTGCAGAACCTGCGGCTGAACCTGTGGCGGAACCCGCTGCGGAACCAGCAGTAGAGCCTGCGGCTGAACCACAGGTAGAACCTCAAGAAGATGAACCTGCTGGTGCGGAGCCTGAACCTGCGGCAGACACAGAACCTGCCGTAGATTTTGAAGCGCAGATTGCTGAACTTCAGAATCAACTCAATGAAATGACTACTAATTATGAGAATGCTCGTAATCGCATTGCCGAACTTGAAGCACAAATATCATCCGCGTTTGAGCTTGAAACTAGTTTACGTAATGAGATTGCTACTTATGAAGCGGAGCGTGCTCGTTTAGAAGTAGAAAAGAAAAATTCCTTAATCGATCAGTATGCTGCTGATTTAGGTGAGGAAGAAGTTAGCCCAATCCGTGCTGAGATGAATAATTTCTCTCTAAACGAGTTGGAAGGCAAACTAGCTGTTTGCTACGCTAAGAAACATATGGCTGGCAGTGCTAATAACCAAGTAGTTCCACTACCAGAACCCGTTGTTGACGAATTCGCGGCTTTCATGGAAAAGTACCGCAAGAATTAAGGAGGAATAACTTATGGCATACAATAGATTTCCTATTACTAATGTCGAAGGCGATCTAGTTGCTCAGCATCGTGATCCCGATGAAAAGCTATACGCCAGCCTAGAACTAAACCAGGTAGCATTCCCAAAGACTGGTATGGTAGTTTCTCAGACTCCTCTCGGAGCTGCTTTCACCAGAACCGCTCCTTGTGAGAATGGTATGTGGGTTGTTGCTGACAAAGCTGCTGGTGCTATCAATCCACCTGCTGCTGCAACCGACGCTCCAATTGGTATCGTATATACCACTGAAAAAGAATATGACAAAATGCACATGGGCCTACAGCGTTTTGGCCGCAAGATTGCGGGCGATTATCCTCGCGTAGGTATCCTTGGTGTAGGCGACACAGTAACTACTAACTGCTTACAGTATAGTACCGCTGTTTTCGCTAATGACGCTGCTCTAATCGCGGCTCTCGAAGATCTCGAGAATACTCCTCTATATGTCGTACCTGGCAATGCTTCTGATGCGGCAGCGGCTTCTGCAAAAGCAGTTCCTGCTATCGTAAAGGCAATTCCTGGCTCCGGCATCTACGGAAAGATCACTAAATTCTACACGATTCCTAACGGCGGTCTCGGCGTTAAGTATCAGATTATTAGACTATAATGGAGGTGCGACTTATGGATAAGCTAAAGGTTTTGATGAACGGCGTATTTGGTCGTGCCGTTCCTGCAGAATATTCTGCTGAAGATTTCGATTATGAAACCGCGCTACACGATGAAATTGCAAAGTTAGTTTGCAGACCCAATCGTAAGACTGGCGCGATGGAGTTCAATCGCCATGCATTCGAAGAGAACAAGAATCAGCTATTCGAACTCTTAGAGGAAAACCTCGAAGAAATGCTTCCTCAGAACGTAAAGAGCGCACTCGATATGTTCGTTGAAGTTAAATACTATGCACAGGGTCAGCGCCCAGAGTTCACTGTAACCCGCGGTAAGATTCGTGGTAAGCAGTTCGTTACTCGTGCAACCGAATCCGGTAACTATGAGACCTTCCGTCTCGACCGTGATCGTTTCGACTTATATATCCAGGCTATCGGTGGCGCTGGATACGTAGACTTCGAGCGCTATCTCGATGGTCTTGAGTCCATGACCGACATCTACGAAGTAATCCAGGAAGGTATCGTAGATCGCTTATTCGAAATGGTACAGGAATGCTTACTCGCTTCTTGGAACGCTGCTGGACGTCCAGCTCGTAACAAGGTTGCGGCTAACGCTTTCAATCCTGTTGCTATGAAGAAACTTTGCAACACCGTTGCTCCATATGGTTCTCCAATCATCTACTGCACTCCTGAGTTCGCGGCGGAAATGGTAAACGCTATTGTTTACAATGCAACCACCAAGATCTCTGACCAGGATATGATCGAGATCCGTGAGCGCGGCTACATCGGCAAGTTCCAGGGCGTTCCTGTTGTTGTAATGCCTCAGTCCTTCACCGATGAAAAGAACACCAAGTTAATGTTCAACCCATCTTTCGCTTATGTCTTACCAGCTGGTAAGGAAAAGATCATCAAGATGGCTTTCGAAGGATCTCCACAGGTATTCGAACGTGGTTCTGACTTACATCCTGGCGACAACTCCTTCGATCTACAGTTCTACGTAAAGGTCGGTGTTGGTCTATTCACCACTCCTAACTACTGGGGCATCTATTACAATAGTGCTCTAGACGAAGGAAGCGGCTGGGCTGCTTATAACCAGGCTCTAGTACCAACCCTCGACAATGGTGACACTAATTCTTAATTGAATATATTGGGAGGGGAGTATATCTCCCCTCCCGATCTTGGAGTTAAAAGGAGGAAATTCGTATGATTAAAATTAAAAATGTAAGCACTTCGTTAGTATCTCTATATGTACCAACGATCAGACTAAACCGTGAACTAATTCCTGGCCGCGCAATTCCAGTATCTCAGGAAGAGTATGAGGAATTAACTTTTGACGCAGGATTTATGGCTCTTGTTAATGGACACTATCTCGTTGTTGAGGGTGTTGATGAAGGACAGCAGGTTTCTGAGGTTGGTGAAGTGTTTCCCGCAACCGAAATTGCGAAGATGCTCAAAGATAATGATATTAATGCGTTCTCTAGATTTATTGTAAAGGCAACTGATTCTGAGAAGGAAAGCGCAGTAACTATCGCTGTTGAGCAGAAAATTACCAATGCCGGTATTGTGGCCTTAATTAAGAAATACTGCAACGTTGATGTTATCGATGCTATTGCGAAGAATCACGAAGCAGAAGAGAAGTGATGATAAATGGCAACGCCCTTCTTAAAAGTTTATGACGCATTTCTCGCACGCATAACCGCGGACGAGTGGACATTAGAAGAAGAGTTAGCTATCGTGGAACGAGATTGGCAAGAACTTCTCAAAATGGCCATTGCTCGGTTTAAATATCCTCGTGTGAGTTTAGATTTTGAGGAAGCGTCAGATACCGCAGAAGATGCTCCTCAACTTAAAATATATTAGTTCAAAGAAGACTTGTCCAACGATGAAATTCAGCTTTTAGCGATGTATATGAAGCATGAATGGATTAAGCGTTGTGTAGCAAGTTGGGAACATATTGGACAGCTGTATACATCCAAAGATTTCTCCGCCGCGAATCATTTAGATAAATTAAACGATCTTGAGTTTAATGTTAAACGAGAGGTCGAAGAACAATAGGATATATATGATAGATCGCGTGGAAAAACCCCTTCAGAGATATTCAGAAAACTGGCAGGGAAAAGACGCTCTAACTGAAGTGACCTTTGACGGCTATAAGAATAAGCTAAAAGGTCGCTTATATGGGCTATTATGTGAGCGCGAAAAAGACGGAGAATGGGAAAAGTTCCTTGATTCAATTATTATTGAATTGATGGGATTGGGCGCCAATTCAATCAATTGGTGGCCATTATTAGGAAAGTTGGTGTTATTACGCTATCTTTCTTATGAGCATTTCAGAAAGAATATTTTTGAGTGCATTAACTTAGTCAATGGGTTAAGTATTCCAGATGAATTATCTTGACGTATATTTTTCCCGTGTTAATCATTTTGGAACAACTACAGCTGAGCGTATAAAGAATAGCGGAATTGTAGCCTTTGAAAAATGGCTTGCACAATCTCCGTTTACAGTAACCGACTTATCCGTTGAACGTGGCTTTTATTTTAGCGGTATAATTGAAACCAGTAAGGATAAGGAAGAAAAGAAGTTAATGTATTTATATGTCGCAAATGACATTCCTATTAAAGTAGGAGATATATTGACATGGAAACAAGATAATGGAACCATTGAGAAGTGGATTCTATTACAGCAAATACATAAAGTACATGGCACATATCAGACATTTCAAATCATTAAATGCAATTATGAATTGAAATGGATTGATGCAGAAGGTTATTTACGTAAGTCTTGGGCTTATGCAGTAAGTTCCACAGATGATAAAGTTAAGGGTAATTTCAGAATGTGGCATAGCTTGATTTCTCCACAGCCTAATAAGTTTGCAGAAATTATTATGCCGCGGCCGGTTCTCGAAGGGACAGATAAAGACGAGTTAATGCGCGGCATTACCTTTATTATTGAAAATGAAGGATGGCTTGTCATTGAATGTGACTGGACTAGCGTTGAAGGTATTATTTATATGTCTTTAACAGAAAGTAAAGTTAATTATCAGTATGATGACCGTGACATTGATGTCGCAGATACTGACCGTTGGAAATTCCCTACATTACAACCTTTATATACCGTAGGAGATAAGATTGTTCCACAGTTTGAGGCGGGTACCTTAAATGAATGGGAAATCGAACTAATTCCTACTGACACTTCATTAGTTGAGAAAGATGAAAGTGATGATCATTGGCGCGCAATTGCACCTGGTAAGTTAACTTTCGTTATGCGCCTTCGTGGTAGAGCGGCTGTAACTAAAGAGTATGAGGTTTTAATCAATACTCCTAATATTGAGTTCTCTGCTTATATCGATGGTCCGGATGAAATTAAATTAGATAGATATTGTACTTATACTTTAAATGGTACAAGCGCAATATTAGGTACAGTTGAGTTTACATTAGTGGATACTCAGCTTGCGGTGATAAGTGAGACTAAAACTAATGAATGTGTAATACATGCTAATGCAAAAAATAAACTTGGAGATATTATTTTATAGGCTTCTTACAATGGAGTTACATACACGAAGACTATTAAAATAAAGCCTCTATGGTGAGGTGAGTTAAATGCAGATTCAAGAGCCTACTCAACGTAGATTTTCAGTAATGGGTAATAACGCATTTAACATGGCCAACAAAATACTACAAGATCAACGCATATGCCGCCTTTTAAAATATCAAGTACGAGATCCTTTTGATAAAGAGAAATATCCCGATGTTGATGGAGTGACCTTGCTGAATAAGCAAATTATGATTACTCCTAAGATTTGGGATGAAAGTACGGAAAAGACTTCATATATAGTCGCTTTATTTGATAACTTTATTGCCAATGCGGTTAACCCAGATTTTAAGGTTAGTACCATTAGCTTCGATATTGCTTGTCCATATGATGAATGGGTTTTAGATGGGAATTCCCTTCGCCCATACTTAATTATGGAACAAATCGACAGAAAGTTTAATGGTGCTCAAATGGAAGGCATCGGCACATTACAGTTTTTGAGAGCAGACCGAACGGTATTTACTCCTCAAATTGGCGGTTATACAATGAAATACAGAATCAATGAATTTAACTGATAATGAAGTATTGAAGTTTATGAAGGGCGGTCCTGTATTCCTTGATGATATATGCGCTGTTTATTCTGTAAAACTAGGTGAGATAGTTGATGTAGGTTATGAAAAATTTTAGCAATATTTAAGTATTTTAACTGCGACTAAACCTACGGATCTAAAAGGTGATGAAGAATTTAAAAAAATGTTTAATGAGTTAAGTGATTTTCAGTATTTGCTTCTACTTTCAGCAAACGATATAACAATTAATTCATTACTTAAAGAAGCATTATTCTTCTTTACTCGTTCAGATGCAACTATTATGTTGGCGCCGCCTTAGATTTTATTAGGGCCGGTTGAAGAACAACATATCCTTGATGAATCACATTTTTATGACTTGTAGCGCCTATTACGAAGAATGTATTTTCTTGAGAATGAAGGCGATGAAATTATTATCTATGATGATGATTTACCAGCTACGAAGAGATTAAAAATGCAAATGCGCGTGAACCGTGAAAAGGTTCGTCGTGCAAAGGCGGCTAAAGCCGCACAAGAAAAGTCGGATTTAAAAATGTCCGATCTCATTGGTAGTATTACTATCAATGATTGTGGCCTAAACATGGTAAATGTTTGGGATATTACATATTATGCTTTTCACGATCAGCTAAAGCGGATGGGTTGGCGTGACTAGTTTAATATAAATTAGCAAGCTGCCCTCGCGGGCGCGAAAATCAATAAGTCTTAGCTGAAGCATTGGATGCGCTCCATTGCTAGTTCTGACAAATAAAAAAGGAGGTAAACTCTTATGGCAAGTAACGTTAATATTTTTGACAAATATGGCATTAAAGAGGTTGCTAACGTATACTTTGAAGCTCTCGACGATGATGTTGCTGCTGGTGTTTATAAGGGAGATATCGTTCTATTCCTTGATACCCTAAAGGTCTCCACCATTGAAGCTACTGCTGAAAATGTTGCTGCACAGGGCGGCTGGGGCAACCCTAAACTCGTACAGTGGGACTATGGTAAGGAACTTAACATTACTCTAGAAGATGCTCTAATGTCTCTAGAATCCTTACGTTTCATGCTTGGTGGCGCTATTAAGAAGGATCCTACTGCTCAGGAACCTATTATTGTTCGTCATACTGAAGAAGTTGTTTGCGGCGAAAATGGCGTTCTACCACTACCAAAGGATCATCTAACTGGTGAACAGTTCAGTGCTATTACTGCTTCTGTTGCTCACCCAGTTCGTCTAATCAACCTTACGACCGGTACTCGTACTCAGCTTACTGCCAGCACCATTGATGGTACTAAGCCAATTAACTTTAAGAATCCTAAGTTAATCGGTGCTGATCCTGTGCAGTCTGCACAGGGCGATCACGTACGTATTTTCTGGGAAGAAGTTCTAACCAATAACAATGGTAAGGAAACTGCCGTTGAAGTTACCATTTCCCCAGATACCTTCCCTGGCACTTACAAGGTTGTCGGTGACACCTTCATGCGTGCTCAGGAAACTGGTAAGGACGAGCCCTTCCAGTTCATCATCAACAAGGCTAAGGTACAGAGTAATGTAACTCTAACCCTTCAGGCTGAAGGCGATCCTACTACGTTTGAGATGACTCTAAACGTACTACGTTCTACCAACGATGCTGGTGAGAACGAAATGATGAAGCTAGTTCGTTATAACATCAGCGGTGCTACCAGCTCTGCTGCTGCTGACGATATTGGCTCTGTTGTTGGCGGATCTTAATCGTGTGAATAACGGGCTTTCCCAAAAGGAAAGCCCTTTATTTTTTTTAATAGGCGGTGATACCTATGCAAGATCAATATTTTGGACATAAAGAGTTGTATGAAGTTGTACTTCGTGCAAAGAATCCAATGCAGTTTGGCAATCGGTATATTGAAGCAGATGAACCGATAATGTATTTTAATACGGTAAATATGTCCCTACTTACCGAGCAAAATAAACCTATATTCGCAAAGGGCGGCTGGGGTAACATGCCGCATGTTATTTGGGACGAACGTAGTGAAGTTCAGTTTTAGATAGTAGAAGGTGTTATGTCGTCTGTTGGCATGGGCATCTTGCTTTCCGCAAATGTTGCATCCGAACAAGACAATCAACCTTTATATATACATGTAAAAGAAGGCCCAAAAGAGTGTTCCTTTGATAACGTTCTGGATATAAAACATTGGCCCGTATCATATCCGGAGAAGAAGACATTTATTTTTACCTATGAACGTAATGCTATTTAGCAGAAGGTTTATGGTCGGAAATATAGAACCAACTTAGAAGTTGAAGAAAAAAATGATTACCCAAGATTGGAAATTTTTAGTGATAAAAATTGTGAGCACCCGATAAATAATGGTGGGAATTTTGTTATTGATTACTACTATAAATATGAGGATGAAGCGCTTCTTTATAGTATTCAAAAAGAAAGATTTAATGGTCTTTTTACGTTAGAAGCAAAATTCTACTCAAAGGATGAAAATGAAGGGCATAATTATACAAATATTTTGTATATGCCTAAAGTTAGGATCGTAAGTGATATTAGCTTACGATTGGGAGAAAGGGCCGATCCTACTGTTTCAACATTCAATATTATCGGAATGCCAGAAACTATTGGGGAGAAGAAAAATTTAATTATGGAGATCACGCGTCTTGATAGAGATATCGACGCTGACATTTAAGCCACTTTCTTACGAAAGTGGCTCTTTTTTTATTATATGAGAAAAAAGGAAGTGAGAAGGCATGGGAAATAACACAATTGAGGCGCAAGTGACGCTAGGTTTATCAGGCGTAATTGCATAGGCTAATTAGTTAAAGCAAATCGTCAATGAGAGTGTTAAGCCGGACTCCTCTGCGTATTAGGAGATATTAGGCATTATCAACAAGATTGGAAATGCCGCGGATAACTTAAAAGGCAAAATGGCCGATGCGTTTAAAACCTCTTCTGGTACGAAAAGTTTCCTAAAGGATTATGAGAAATTAATCTCTATGCTTACTGTAGCCAAAGCTAAATTTGGTAATGTTGGCTTAGAAGGTCTAAAATTATCTACCGAGGAGCAGGAGTCTGTTGACGGAATGCTCAATAGGTTAAGAGAATTATAGAAAGAGATTGAGATCGTTAATAAGGGTAAGATTGGTAAAATCTTTGATGACAGTAGTGCCGCAGGCGCAGATAAAGTTCGTGAGATTATTTCCAATCTTGGCGGCGAAATCGATAAAATTACTTTTAGTAAATTAAGTAGTGAAATTCGCAAAGAAACCGCAAATGTTAATAGCGAAATTGAATCTATCGATCAGCGTATAACTAATCTGAATACTCTACTAGGTTCTTTAAGTGGAGATAAACTGACTAGCTTTACGGATAAGATTCAAAATGCTCTTGACATGGCAACCACTAAGACCACCTTTAAGAGCGAAAATCTATTCCAATATACGGAAGCATTAAAGAATTTCTATGCCTAGTATGAAGGATATGCTGGTAAATAGGGCAATGTAAAGACCGGCGGAGACATTCAGAAGTTCATAGAACAAGAATGTAATAGTATTCGTGATGGAATTGTTAAAGTAAGAGAGCAAATTCCTCAATATAAAGCCGCTTTGGAAGAACTCAAATCTCTATACAAAATGCCAAAGGGCGGCTCTGCGGCGGAACAAAAAGCTCGCGCAGATGAAATTGGACAGCGGTTTGGTATCTTTGGAGATGCGAATGAAGTCAATTGGCTTAAGTATATTAAGTCTATTGAAGGCCAGTTCAATGATGCAATTAAAACTGCAGATTTGGGCGAGCAAATGCTAGCCAATATTAAGAATGTATTTGATGGAATTGATGTTAACAAGGTTATCTCTCCAGATAAACTACGTGCTCAATTAAAAACTATCTTTACAGAAGCCTTTGGTAAAGATATTCTTGAAGATACTAATATTCAAAATATTTTCAACAGCATAACTAAAGATATGGACTTCGGGCAATTTATACAGTCTGTACGTACTGGTCTCGATAGTTATGCTAACAATTTACGTACTTAGATTGAAAATCTAAATATATCTTTAGATGATTTAAAAAACAAGAAAAGTGAGCTTGGTGCCGCGGATGGATTAGTTTCTTCTTCCGCAGAAGGAGAAGCCGAGCGCGTGCGTCAGTTATTATCAGCTATCGAAGAACTCAATGGTTCATTAGGACAGTTTGTTGAAAAGAAACAGAAGGCCAATGAAACAAAATTAGAAGTTCCAGGAGCGAATGATAATTTAAATCAAGCAAAATCTTCTCTTGAATCATATATTGAAAGTCTATCTAAATTAGAACATCGTCAACAAGCATTAAGTAACGTTAAAATGGCAGTTGACCGTTGGATGGGCTTCTGGCAAGTATTAAATCTAACCAAGCGTGCTGTTAATGACATGAAGCAGCATGTCCAAGAACTTGACCAGGTTATGACTAAAATCGCTGTTGTTACTAATATGTCTCAGAGTGATTTATGGGGACAGATTGGTAAATACAGTGAAATTGCTCGTCAATATGGCGTAGCAATTAAAGGTGTATATGAAGTTTCTCAGATTTACTATCAGCAAGGTTTACAACAGGGCGATGTAATGACCCTAACTCAAGAAACCTTGAAGATGGCTCGTATCGCAGGAATTGATTATAGCACGGCTGCTGACTACATGACAACAGCTATTCGCGGTTTCAAATTAGAGATGACTGATGCCGCGCATGTTACCGACGTATTCAGTAACTTAGCCGCACATACAGCTTCTAGTACAGAAGAACTTGCAACTGCAATTAGTAAGACAGCAGCATCTGCCGCTTCTGTAGGTTCTAGCTTTGAGTCCACTTCTGCCATGATGGCAACCATGATTGCAACCACTCGTGAATCTGCAACCAACATTGGTACTGCATTAAAGTCTATCATTGCACGTTATGGTGAAATGAAAGAAAATGTTACAGGTATCGATGATGAAGGTGAAGAATACAGCTTAAACAAAGTTGATAAAGCCTTGCAGACTATCGGTGTTAGCATCCATGATGCGACTGGCCAATTTAGAGATTTCGATGACGTTATCTTAGAATTAGCTGAGCATTGGGATACCATTGATACAAATACTCAACGTTATATTGCTACTGTTATGGCTGGTAACAGACAACAGTCTCGTTTCTTAGCATTAGTAAGCAATGTTGAAGAATATAAGAGAGCATTAGAACTTGCTAATAATGCTGATAATGCTGGTGAATTACAGACTCTAAAGACCCTTGACTCTGTTGATGCAAAGATTGAACAGATGAAAGTTACAGTTCAAGAGTTCTACACTAGCTCTGGTATTGAAAATCTTTATAAAGGCATATTAGATACTATTACTAATGTTATTAGTGCCGCGAATGATTTACCAAAAGTTTTTGGTAATTTCCCAACTACTGCAATCGCAGTTGGATTACAAGTTGTTAATGCAATTAAAAATATATTAAAATTAATTATTGCTTCAGTTTAGACAAGTCTAGAAACTATTAAAACTTCTGGTAAAAATCTATTCACTACTGTTATTAGTGATAGTGGACAAGCTGGAACAATAGCCGGACGTAGCTTTGTAGAGCGTTTCCGCGCTGAAATGCAAAAGTTAAATGCTGCTGGTGTTACAGGATTCTCAGCATTCCTTAATACTAGTGCTGGTCGCATGGCTGGTCTTTATGCCTCATCGGCTTTATCTACTGGCGCGGCTATGTTGTCTATGAATGCCATGAGTCAATATGGTTCCAGCATGAGCCGTAGCGAAGACCAGGCAGCAGGCCATAATATGGGCATTTCTGCATTACTAAATGCAGGTTCCGGTTTCTTATCTGGAACTTTAATGTCTGGTAGTCCACTTGTCGGTGCTTTATCAGCAATTGTTTCATTCTTACCTTCTGCAATTTCAGCAATTAGTATGCATAACGTTACATTAGAACGTTAGATTGAATTAGATGAAAAGAATATACAAGAAGCTAAATCAAAACAGGTTAAAGCACAAGGTAAGGTTGATGAATTATCTTCGGCTCGTGACAAATTAATTACACTTCAGGAAGCAGCTTCTTCCTCTAGTGAATCACTAAAAGAATTTACTGATTATTAGAATCAATTAGGTGACTCGTACCCATTATTAGTCGCTAAAATGGATGAAGTCGGAAATAAAACGATTGACTTAGCTGCTTTAGAAGATGAATTGGCTTCTGCTCGTACTAATGCCGCGAGAGCGACCGTAGAAAGTATTGAACGTGAAGAAAATTTAGCTAATGACCAGAAAGAAGCATATGAGCAATTAAGAGAAAACTTAGATATGGCTCATGTTGCTTTGAATGGCGAAAACGGAATGGACAGTAGTGTACCTCTTGCAAAGAACAAACTTAAAGAGTCCATTGAAAGTCTAAACAGACAAATTCCAGATGCTAATATTCTTAAACTATTTGATTTTGAGTCTTATAGTAACATTGAAGAACCAAAGAGTTTAGAAGATTTAATTGTACGAATCGACACTTGGGCGTAGGAACGTATTAATCAGATTGACAAGAGCTAGCTTACACGTTCAAAATCTAAAACATACTCTACTGCATTAGTAGAAGTAGATAAACAGTTTGAGTTATTAGATAATGAAACCCGTAATAAGTATCTTGATAGAGGTTATGATACCTTTATTACTAAGATGATTAGCCGCCTATATGATAATGATTATTATAATGAAAATGGCGGAATTGATTTTAGTGACGTCAAGAATGCTGATATATTTAAAGCACAGTATGATAGCTGGCTTGAATGGGCTACCAGTCATGCTGATGCTGTAAAGTGGTTACAAGAGTCTTTTAATATTGAAGATTATCGTTCTAAAGATAAACTTCGTGAAGCTTTAGCCGCGGAAGGAAAGGGCGAACTTTCTAATAAGATTATTGTTGATAGTTATGCTAAAGAGTGGACGTCAACATTCGATAAAATACGTGATCAATATACTAAGGGTATTACTGATAACTTAGATCGTTATCAAGAACAATTTACTAAGTTATTCGATGAAAAAGTTACTGATGATAACGTTAAATCAGAATTTATTCCTTAGCTACAAAGCGCATTTAAGCAATATAAAGACTTACAGAAACAAGGATATAAAGTTCTTGCACGTAATTATCTACTTGGTGTAGGACAAATTTATACCCAGATCGGGAAACTTGAGCCTGAATATCAAGATGAAGCATATTCAATCCTCAAAGACTTAGATATTGCCGATACTGACAGTCTTGATTCTGCTATTGAAGCTTTAAGTTCTCTTGAATTAAAAGACAAATATAAAACATTAATTAGTGTTTTAACTAAAGCCCGTAACCGTATTGCTGATAACGTTGAAGCTATGTATCTACAGCTTGCTGAAAGCGCACCAGAACTCGCAGAGTCTACCGACAAGTTCTTTAAGAATTTTGGTAAGGGGCTAGAATACTCCGAGGCTTTAAAGAAAGCACAAGAGATTATCGATAAATCTGAAGCTAAGGACCGCATTGCAACAGATTTAATTAAGTTTGATTCTGATATTGGCAAATGGGACTTAACACTTGACGCAACTACCGAAGGATACAATCAGTTAGTTAAATCTTATTCTGATGGATTAGTTGAGGCTTCGGATAAAACAAGTGCATAGATTGCTTTATTACAATCTTATATTGATAATTACCGTTCTAATGCAGATTTCGATAATGTAACCTTTACATCTGCAACTGGTGACATCGTTAAGATGGGCGACCGGAAGGAGTCTATTGAGTCCTTCAATGCTAAACTCCAGACTTGGGAACAAGATGCTGAAAGTTAGCATATTGATGTTGTTGAATATCTACAACAACAATTAGACAAATTAAAGAGTTTACAAGAGATTCAAGGTCCAGCTCTAGAACGAATCCTTGCTGCTTTACCGTTAACCGTACTAACCAGCTTTAATTGGAACGAATTTGCAGATGGCACAATTACCAAAGAGAAAGGTACTGAATTATTAACTTTCTATTTGAGTCAATTAGGTATTGAAGCAAATGAGTTTACTGAAAATATTATTACCGACTTGCTTAAAGGTAATTTTGGTTCATTTGAACTGTTACTTAAAAAGCATGGATATGAAAATATCATTTCTAAGGCTACCAAAACCGATGTAAAGAAGAGCAATATTGAGCAGTATACAAATGCTATTGATCAGTTAACTTCTGTCGGTTCAATTATTACCGATAAAACCATGGGTGCCGCCGCGGAATTAGGTATCAGTATTACCGGAATTAAAGCGGGTTCTGAACAAGCGATAGCGGCCGCGAAGCAGTTCTTAGATACGTTAGCGGCTAGTATTGGAGAAGCCGGATATGCATTAAGTGACTATAATGCCAATGCAAAGGCAATTCTTGAAGCTTCTTTATTTAATAATGGCGGAAAGAATGGCGTTGCACTTGATTTTGCTACGGGTGATATTACTACTGATTCTCTTGAATCACTAGCTAATAGTTTTGGTAGAAGACTTACTAGTATCATTGATGTAACTTCCGGTGAAGTTTTAGGTGCTTTACAAGGTCATTTAAGTTATAATACACTCACCAATAAGTATGAAATTCAAGGCAGTTTTGATTCATTCATTCTCGCGCTTGAAGCGCAGTTTGGTGTGGCTATTTCCCGTACATCTACTGAGTATTTAGATGCCTTAAATGATTTTAATGAAGCACAGATTAATAAGACAAACAAATTTAGTGAAGAGATTTATAATGAAATAAAGAGTTTGGCAGAAGCTAAGCCTAATACAAAGGTAAGCGTAGCTTACTTGAGTACTTTAGGCGAAGATGTACTTAATGCTTCTCTTGAAGGAATGCATGCATCTTTAGAAAATGGAGTGCTTTCTCTATCTCAAAATGCTAACATCCCTGGCATTATCAATGCTCTTTCTAATGCTGCCGCAAAGGCGGGACAATTAATTCCTGATCAGATTGCTGAACTTGCTGATTCAATAGCAAAGATATTACAAGAAATTGGCGATTTAATTACCAATGGTATTAAAGGCAGTTTAAGTAATGTTGACAAAAACAACTTATAGAATCTTGCAAGTACGCAGTTAGGAATTACTCTTACTGAAGCTGACTTTACTAAAACAGCTGATGGATTTAAATTAGCACAAGAATCTGCAACTGCTCTATATTATCAATTAAAACAAATTGATGCTTTCCAAGCAAAATTAGTATTTGATGAATTAAATAGTTCATTAACATCTACAGATGAACATTATAGAAGCATTTCAGATATTATGAATCGTATTGCCTGGATTGAAAGCGAAACCCATCCAGAGCGTTCGCAACAGTATGCTCAAGAATTGGCTTTAGCTAAAGAAATTCTTGCAGTACGTTCTACTACCGAAGATTCCTCCTTCAACTTTATGTCTAACTCAATCCCAGGAGCTTAGAACAATCCAATTAATTACTTTAATAACTGGGCTAAGGCGATTAAAGGATTTAATGATGCATTAAAGAATAAAGAAAGAGGAAGCTATACCAGAGATGGTGAAACAATACAATCTGGTTTCATTGATTACCAAGATTGGTATAATATGATTACAGAAATGAATAATCTTGCGTCTGAAAGTCACAAGATTACATTTGCTGGTCAAGAACTTGATGGTTCCTTAGAAGCCGCCGCAAAACTAATTGAAAAAGGCGCGGCATCACTAGTTGCAACTAATACTGGTGAGATTAAGGTAGCATTAAGCGGAATGGAATTAGACTTCGAAGCCGGAGCCGATGCCTTCTCTAGCGGAGTTACCCAAGGTATTCAGTCTTTAGCCAAGTCCCAAGTTAAAATGTTAGACGGTATGATTCAGTTACTTGAAACCGTCGTAGCAATGGAAAAACTTGGAGATATTACTGGTGCGAATGACACTATTGATATAATAGATTTATTCCCGGTTATTAATTGGCAAGAAGGAGAAGAACGATAGATTAATAATCAAAAGGCTATTGATTGGCTTAACAATGTATTAATTCCTGCTGATCCAGATAGTGACTTAGGAAAAGCATTAGATAACATTTTAATTAACTCAACGTCTTTACGTAATTGGGCTAAGAAAGCTGTTTCTAGTGGTTTGACGAAAGAAGAAGCTACTAATTTCACTTCTGTAATTAATTCCTTATATAAGATGTATACCTCTGGCGAATATAATTTGGATGATCTATATGGATCTATTCAGCAAGTCATGGGTAGCTCTAACTTTGAAGGAACTATTGAATTAGGAGACTCAATTTTACATATTAAGAAGGGTTCAATGGTTATTGAAACCGAAGATGGAAATTATGAGACTCCTGGCGGTGAATCTTACGATAACCTAGATGAAGCGTTAGCTATGGCCGCATTTGAATCTATTGGTTCAACTAATGCAGTATATCATGCAGATGGAACGGCCTATGGCACGATAGAAGTTGACGGTGCGACTGTCAATGTCAATCGTGATAAAGAAGGTAATATGAAATTTACCGGAGCTGGCGTTGAAGGTAACTCACTCACCGAATATGTAGAAAACTTAATTGCACATGAACCAGCGGAAACAAGAGCACAAAAAGCTGTTAGAGTTAAGTTAGAAACTGGGGCAATTAAACTTGATTCTGTCTCTTATAAGGCTGTAGATGAACAGTTGAGACAAGAACTAGAAAGTGCATTAAGTAAAGGTGACGTAATTGAAGTTAACCGCATTATTAATGAAAATGCTATATTCTCTCAATTACGTGGCTTATCTGCGGAAGAGATTGCTAATGCTCTTGGTATTGATATTAACTTAGGAGATATCATTACAAAAGGTATTACAAATGCAATTCCAGATATTGTTTCCGCACTAAATGATATTAGTGCAGATGGACCTAAAGAAGTTGCAAGTGCACTATCCAGCATGCTTAGTGTTCTACAAGAACTACAAGCTGTTGATTATAGCAAGATTGCACAAGGCCTTGCTCAACTAAAGGCTCCAAATGGTTCTATTGAAGGTGAAGACTCCTTTGGTGGAATGAATCTTTCTGTACTATTTGAAGGTATTAGCAATCCATTTAAAGCGATTGCTGATACTCTTGATGGTATTAAAGCTTCTAAAGTTGAAGCATTAAAGGAAGCAGCAAATGGAATTATTCCTGCTAAAGCTGTTTCTGCAAAGAACGCAATTAATACTATCAATCCTGGTCCTGCTCAGGCCGCAAAATCGGCATTAAATAATATTTCAATTACTGGAAAAACAGTACAAGCAATTGCTAATATTATTGTTCGTGTACAGCACGGTGGTGGTAGTAACGCAAAGGGCAATGTTGCTCTTGCGGCTGGTACTCCAACCCTAATGGGTGAACTTGGCCCAGAACTTGTAGTTTCCAATGGACATTACTTTGTTGTTGGTCAAGCTGGTGCGGAATTTGTTAATCTTGAAAAGGATGCGATTGTATTCAATCATAAGCAGACTGAAAGATTAATGAGTTCTGGTAGTATCGGTTCTCGTGGTAAACCATTTACTAACGAACAAAATGCTATTTCTTACGCTAAAGGTAATGTTGAAGGACCTGCTAATTCTGGTGGAAAAGATGTTCCATGGAAGACAGGCTGGACTTACAACTATCAAGTCATTACCTCTAATGGCGGCGTAAGCGGCCACTTATGGAACGCTCCAATTGCAGAAATCGAATTACCTGCCGCTGCAAAAGGTACTGGTCCTGCTATGGCAAGTGCTTCCGCGGCGTTAGCTGCATTAAAGCAACTACGCGCACAATGGAACGCATTAGCTGGTTTAAGCGCGCAAGACCTCGCTGGTAAAGGCGGCGGTGGTGGAGGCGGTGGAGGAGATCCTAAAGCCTTCCTTAAAGACCTAGAGCGTTGGTATGACTGGTTACAACAGATTGCTCAACTTGAAAAAGAAATCAATCAAGAAGAAGCAAAACGTAATGAATATCAGAGTAACTTAATTGCACATGGTAAAGAATACTATACTAGCCAGGTTGCTACTTTAGATAAGTTAAGACAACAAATAGCTGTTGAACGTTCTCTACTGAACTCGCAACAAGCATACTTTGATAAACGTAGAAAAGAACTAAATCAGCAAAGTGCATTTAGTGCTTTATACGGCTTCAGTGAAACAGGCCAGCTATACTACAAAGATATATATGGCGATAAGAGCGCATTTGAATGGCTATCTGACCTCGCTGGACGTAACGAGGTAACTGGCGAAGCTAATTATACTGCTGAAGAGCAATATAAACAATTAGTTGCCGCGGGCTTCGAACAGTTCATGCAATATGATTCTTCTGGTAATCAAATTAAGAAAGAAGGCAATGAGTGGTATGCAACTGCTGTACAAGCCTTCTGGGATAAGATTGATGCCGATAAGGAAGAAATGCAGAGTCTACATGATTCTATTATGGAGCATGAACAGGCAACGGTTGAGGCTCAGAATAGCGCAAATGAAATTCTACAAGCCATTAGAGATAATTAGATCGATCTTGAAAAAGACGTTCTAAAAGCTGTTGAAGAGATTAAGCAGCGCGCAATTGATAATCTTAAGGACGAAAAAGATGCTATTAAGGAAAGTACAGATGCTTTGGTTGACGGCTTAAATGAGCAGATGCAACGCGAACAGCAAATGTATCAGAATCAATAGAATCAAAATGAAGTCACTAAGATTCAGCGTCAGCTATCAATTCTACAGCGTTCCGGCGGCTCTGCTTCTGAAATTGCAAATCTACAAAAGCAGTTGTCTGATAAGCAGAAGGATATGTACTTCGATGTACAGCAACAACAGATTGATGCAATCAAGGATGCGGCAGATCGTCAGATTGAAAAGTTAGAAAAGTAGATTGAATTGATGGAAGAAACCCTAGCTTATGAAAAGGAACACGGAATGCTTTGGCAGGAAGTATACGCAGTAATGAGCGAATCTCCAGAGTATATTGCAGAATTCATTATGAAGAATACAAAGGAGTATTGGGGACAATCCGCAACTGAATATGAAAAGAGCTTCACCGAAGAACTCTTTAAAGCGCAACAATGGGGCGAATTTAGAGAGAACGCGGGCAATATTTATGATTTACTTAATAAGTATTTGAATCCAGAAGAAGCCGAAGCGCCAACCGTTTCTGATGAAGAAATTGGTGGCAATACAGGTGCTTCTGCTCCAGCTCCTGCCGCAAGTGGTGGAGGCGACGGTGGAGGTAAAGGTAAAACCCCTAAAGCGGAATATATCTATGAAAAGATTGATGATACTTACCACATGAAGAAGAAATTACAGAGTAATGGTACTTATAAGGATGTCGGAAAAGAAAAGCATAGATATAATAATGGTAGATGTGTTTGCGGTGCTGATTCAATTAATTATGCTAAAGGCCCAATTAGTGATAGTTATGCTAACACAATTGTGGATAATTCAGCGAAAGCGGCACAAACTCAAACCAAGACTGTTATAACTCCACAATCAACTCTTAAGCCTGTAACGTGGACTACGGCTAACACACTACTTGATACTTTAAATAAGTTAAAGATTCAGAAAAAAGCAAGTGGTGGATATACAGGCCACGGTCTTTATGAGATTGGAGAACAAGGTACTGAAGCTATCTTTACTGCGGAATAGACCTAGGTTCTTCGTGAGAATATTTTAAGTGATCGTCCAAGTTCACTTATTAGTCTACTTAAATCTTATAATGAGGCATATCGTGGGCTATCACAATCTACTTATGATTCTATCTCTGATAACTCTAACTCCGTTACGATTGAACGTGCGGAAGTAAACATGAATGTGACAAAGATTGCTGATGACTACGACGCACAACGTGCAGGCGAAGAAGCACTTAGCAAGATGCTTGAAATTGCACGTAAAACAACAGCAAATAATAGAATAGGGAGGTAAAATGAGTTATGATTACTGAAGTCTTAAATGGACAAGAAGTAGCCACAACTGTAAAACGTTCCCAAGTATATTAGGCGACTCATGATGGGGAGGGCAATACCCTCCCCTTTATGAATCGTTCTTTTATCAGTTTTACATTTGGTGGTAAAAAGATTGAAGATTTTGATTTAATCGCTACAACAGTTAATAATAGCTTAAATCGAGAAGGATTCGCGCCATTTAACGATATTACAACTTCTTATGAAGTATTAAATGGACAATAGTATTGGGGAACGCATTATGAAGCTAATACTATGGAGTTTACACTAGCTACTGATGGAATTGATCAAAAGAACCTTGATAACTTTTTACATTGGTTCTAGGCTGGCGAAACTAAAGAGCTTGTATTAGCCGAACATCCTAATAGAGCGATTCTTGCGCGTGTATCGGAGCCTCCACATTTAGATCTATTACCTTTTGAATCTACTGTTGATATACTAATTTCTGATAATACTCATACCATTCATACAACTTTATATAAAGGTACAATTGAGTTAAAGTTTGTTATGGATCAGCCGCATTGGTATTCTCTTACGAATATCCTAGGTAAGAAGCGGAATGATCGTTATGTTGATTATTACGATGATGTAAATGGTAATGAAGTAAGTATCTTTGCTTCCGCCGATGCACTCAAGATTCTATATGAAGACGGCATCCCGCTTGGTAGTATGATTCAGAATAATATGCTATTAGGTAATGGCGCGTATGCAAACGTAGAAGATAACGAACTCTGTAAAATATGGAGTATCGCTCGTTATGAGGATATCACATTTACTAATGGAGAACCCGATGGTACTGGCGCACGAATTGAGCCAGATGATGCAACTTATCCTTATACCAGAGGATATATTGCAGGCGCAATTATTCAAGATGACGGGAATGGACTTTATTCGCTTTCTAGCGGATCGAATGGTTATTTCTATTACTCTGGTACCGCTCCAGCGCCTACTATTATCTCCTTTACTTTAACCCCTGGAGATAGTGGTACTAATATGTATGTTAATACACCTGCTAATTCTTATGTCCCAAGAAGCAATTTAGAATATAGCACATTTACAGTAGAAAGTCTTAATAAGCAGGAATTACGCTTTACAACTCCTAATGTATATACAAGTTTTAATAAAGTAATTTCGCTCTTCTTAAGAAATGTTACAACTACCACTACAAAATCTTGGGAAGAAGTGCGTGAACTTATTAGAGATGAAGTACGTCACCCACAAGTCCGCGCATGGGCAAATAAGATATTAGACGATCTACCAACTAATTCCACAAACATTAGATCTGCGGGTTTAGCCGCGACTTTACGTCAAAATATGTGGAATTTCTTAAAGAATAATGGTGTAATTTAGCCAGTAACGTTTACATTTAATAGCGAAACTGGCGAAGCACTTGGTACGTTTAGTTATCAAGTAATTTAGAATAATGGTTCAACTGTTTTGACAACTGTAACAGAAGATGTTGGAGATATGTTGCGCTCAAACTACATAATTCTTAGGGATAGAAACCAGCCAAATGCGGCGCATGGTACAATTTCTGCATGGACTAGTGGCCATAAAGAATATTCACATAAGTTATATCACAACTGCCGTGTACCGTTGGAAAATATATCTATTCTTTACAAAAATATGTACTTATAATAAGAGATAAAAGGAGGAGAGAACATGATTACGAATGAACAAAAAGCCTTAATGCTTGAATAGTATTATGACCGCGGCATACTAAAAAAAGAAGTTCGTAGTTATGAAGTCTCCCTATGGACGCTTTAGGACGAGTTTATCACCGTCCTAAAGTGGTCCGATGTGGAGCAAAAAGGACGCATAGAACATCCTATAATGACTATCAATATTGATGGAACTGAGAAATTAACATTCTCAATTCCTATGTATTATCGCGAGAAAGGAGAATTAGTAGAGAATCCTAATTGGTATAATACACGTAATGGCAATATTATTAAAGGTCTGCGTAAAATTAAAGTTATATTTAATAAGCAGACTGATGATGAACGAGTATTTGAGTTTCTCATTATAAACGTTGAGGATAAGCATGAAGAGGATGTTTTAACTTGTGAGATTGAATGTGATGGCATGTTCTTCCAAGAATTAGGAAAACGCGGCTATAAAGTAAATCTATCGCAAGCTAATTTTGAGTTAGTTTATAATGAATGGGCGGATACCGGAGTCTGGCATAAAAAAGACGGCACAGAGGTAACTACTGAGCCGATTCAAAATATCAATTATTGGTGCGAAGAGCAAGCAGGTCTACTGCCGCGCCCGCAGAATGATGATGATATTATTCCAAGTGTCTGGTATTATGAAGTCCGCATGAATTGGCGTTCTTTCCAAAACGAAGCTTCTATCGAGCAACGTTCCTCTAATGTAATATATGAAGAATCTTTTAGTACAGCCTGGAACAATAACTTGTTCCCAACTGCGGTAGAGAACTATCGTGAAAAGGCGCGTGCAGTTGAAGCAGAGAAGAGTAACTTATACAATGTTACTCAAAAAATTGCTGAGGTATTCCAGGTATTTTGCCGCTATGAATACTTATATGATAGTAATTATCATATTATCGGCAGACTTATAATCTTCTATAATAATTTTGTACAGGAAGAAGAGGGCATTTATAGCTTCCAATATCCTTATTCTACAAAGAAAGTATCTCGTAAAATGGAATGTGAGAATGTTACCACTCAACTATTCGTTATGGATGCAGACTCACCTGATACAATGTCGGGATACAGTAGTATTATGAACTCTCCTGCAAATGCGTCACGAGAAGATTATATTTTAAATTTTGATTATCTATATTCTAGTGGAACTATTACTCGTGAACAATATGACGCTATTACTCCTTATGAGATCAAGATGCGTCAATTTAACAATGAATTAATCGTGTTACAGCAAACACGTGACACATATGAATTATAGATTCCGGAAATCGAGGGCAAAGCAACAGTTGCAAAGAACTCTATTGCTTTGGATGAAGAATAGATTTTACAGAATAATAATCTGTTAAATGCCTTAGATATTGTTGATGGAGATGCAGATGGTTATATTCAGTTAACCAGCGCAAATCCAGATCAATTTGTCATAATGACCCGTGAATCTGGCGAAAAGTATATTAACTTAAAGACAACCAATAAAGGTATTGATGAAGCAAGTATTAAAATCTATAATAACTTACAATTTACTGATAATGGTTGTATGTTAAGTAATTAGATTACTAAGTTTAAAATCAATACAGATGATAATGGTAATCTATCTGATATTACTTTCTTAGATACAAGTGAATTAATCGGTAGCAGTAATGTCGACTGGAAACAAATCGGCAAGACTTATTATATCCCTTCTGGTTATAATGGTAATGTTGATTTAATCAATCGAAAGATTGTACCAGCTTCAGCTTTTATCGCGGCCGGTTACACTGACTTTGATGGAACTTATGGTACATTATACTCTTCAAGTATAACTGTTGAGGCAGATAATGTAACTTATGATATTGCTTATACTCCTATTTGCGCAGATGGTACAGTATTATCTGAAGCACAAGTTGATGCCTATTTTGATAAAATTATCTATGATTATCCGCAGAACAAGTGGATGTCAAATGACGCAGGTCAGAAGAAACTTATTCTAAAGATCGCTGTCGCAAATAGTAATCATTTAGGTGATTGGAGTAATGATCTACATGAGCGGCAAGCAGAATGGGATTTAATCAGAGCCAAAAATGATTGGTTCGGTATGAACAGTAATCCTTCTAATATTGCTTTCGAAGACATTGATTACAATGACTTAGAATATTGTACTGTAGCGAATATCAGTAGTAATACTACATCCTCCACAGGTCGCCTAGTTTATGTACTATACAGATATGATCCAAAGTTATATTATCAAAAGATAATAGACATGTGGACTACTAAATTGTATCAAGATCAAGAGCATTATAATGAATATCAGAGACAACTTGGTCCAAAATCATCTACTGATACAGAATATGATTTAAGTTGTTACTCCGATGGAACGACTTTTGCACAAGCGTATAACAAGGGTCTATATAAGTTATTAGATGACGTATATCAGCAAATCGATGATACTCTTAGTGCAAAGGAAGCCGAAGTCAAGAAATTCCAGAACTTAATGGGGCCAGCCTTACGTGAAGGTTATTGGCAACCAGAAAATTACAATGATTACGGCAATCACTTAGAGTATACAAGCAAGATTACTACTAATAATATTACTGCTGATAGCGGTGACTCCGCAATTATTGCCTGGGACACTAAACTATTTGATGATGAACTCACTCTATATTACGAGATGGGCGTAAATCAAACAGCACATTATTATCCTTGCATTAACTTAAATACATTATTTAATGGAAACATTCCTACTGACCTAGATAAATATAGTGTAGTATGGAAAGCCAATAATAATGCAAATTGGAACTCTCCAAAAGATTTACAAATTTATAGTGTTGGTTCAAAAGCTCTAATACAATTTATTAGATATGGAGGCAATATTGTTCCCGTATTGGTACTTACAGGCGCGTAGACCTTACCAGATGACCAGCTTGCGCGGTTAACTGGTAACGCAGGTCAAGCACGCTTAGAAAAATATGAAGCAACAGTAGCTAATGGAGCAGTAGTACTTTCTCACAACAATGTTAAGAACATTGGAAATAGCTGGATTTTAGTTAATACCGGTGCGGATAAAGCTACTACTCCTATCATACTTCCACGTATTAAATTCTCTTCTCAATCATTAAAGACGGACACATCCAATTTAATAATCAAATATCACGATACACTTTTAACTGCGTATAGTGACTATTATGTAAATGTACGAAACACTGAACGTAATGGAAATTACTATCCAGAGTTTTATGTGACTTTAAAGCCAGAGGCTTTAATTCGTATAGGATATAATACTAATAATGAAGTATATGTTAACTATGTATTATCTAATGCCAATACATCCATTTATTTAGATGCTTTAAAAATATCTAAAGAAAATGCTTATCCAAAGGCCTCTTATACAATCGATGTTAATGTCTTAAATCCTAATTTAAGTCATACATTATACAATCGCCTTGCATAGATAGTAATGATTAACGATACTAAGTTAAAGTTTGAGAACGTATTCGGTTACGTCTCTCAGCTTGAACTTGATTTGGATACTCCTTCCAATGATACGCTCGAAATTAAGAATTATAAGACTAAATTTGAAGATCTATTCTCTACCATTGTAGCGCAAACTGAAGCACTAAAACGCGCAGGTGACGCTATTATGGAAGCTTCAGTTGGTAATGTAGGCCTTACTGAAATGGCATTAGTCGATAGCTTTGATCAAAATGCATTGGTACTACAAAGTTATTTAGATTCTTACTTTGATTCTAGTATAGTAGTACAAGATAAATTAGCTTCTCTATTTACTGAAGCAGGATAGGTATTAAGTGACTCTAATAAGGCACTTCATAATATTCGTTCTTTAAGCGCGAAGAACGCCGCGATTTTACAAGGTTTCGCTGACCAAGTTATCTCTGAATTAACTCCTAAGGTGCATCAATCTGCAACTAAACCTCTCAACTTTAAGCCTGGTGATATTTGGATTGATGGCACAGGCAATCACTACATTGCTACTGCTTTTAGCGGTGAAAGTGGAGTTAATGGTACTTCTGGTTTTGTAAGAACCTAGGATGGCAGCTTATCCGCAATTACTGGAGCAGCGTTAGATATTAATGCCGCAGATGGTATTGTCGATCTTAAAGCCGCGAACCAAATCAATATTAGATCTGGCAATAGTGTGTATATCGCGGCAGATGAAAAGGTTGATATCGTAGGTAATAAAGAAGTAAATATTGGTGGTACAACTATCAATATCGCGGCTGAAGCCAATGGCCGTGTAGGTGGAGTTAATATTGTAGCGGCAGGATATAATACAAATAATATTACTGATGCTCATGTTGCAAAAGTATTAATTCATCCTACCGAAATTACTATGGCCGGCTCTAAGATTACAATGTACACAGGTACAGCTGCTAATTCAGTAGCGGCATTAGAGTTAGATGGCGCAAATGGTATTTGGATTGGCTCTAGTAAAAAGATTAGCTTATTTGCAAGTAATAATACTGGCAATTCAGCTAATGTGGAAATAAGTCCTACTCATATTCTTTTTGGTATGAATAATAGTAATAGTAGTAGTGCTACGGCCGCAGAGATTACTGAAAAGCATATTATCTTTACTGCAGGTAATACTATTACTTCACTCGATGGGGATAATGAAAATATTACTTTAGATGGCTCTATTTCTGGTGTTAAAATTACCAAGAATTCTATTGGATTAGCAACAGGCACCAATGCAAATCGCGCAGTAATTCTTCTAAATAGTGATGGAATTAGCTTAGGCGCGGGAGCAGACCCAGAAACTAGTGGTTCTTATATTAGTATCAGTGGTGCTAGTGGACTTGAATTTGGTTCTTTGGCTGATATTTATTTTAATACTAACAACTTTAAACTACAAACACATAGTAAGGATAAAGGTAACAGTGGTAACTTCTCTGACGGTGAAACTATTCTTGCCGTTGGTAGTGATCTACAGTATGTCGATCAAGATAGTGCATATAATGTATCATCTGGTGCAATTGAAAAGAAAACTAATAACACCTTTACTCCTTATACAAGCAATCCACAAGTTAAGTTACTTCTAAACAAGAATGGATTGTTTGTCAATGGTTCGGTTTATGCTTCTACATTAACTGCAACTGGCCCAAATGGAACGCAATTCAAAGCTAATAGCTCAGTAATAGGTTTCTATAAGAATAATAATGGAATACTTACTATTGACAGTAATGGTAATATCGATACAAATGGCGATTTAAAGATCACTTCTGGTAAGAGTATTTATATCGGCGCCAGCACAAGTAATAATTCAGTATTAATTAATGATAATGGTATTGCGCTAGCTTCTAGTAAAAGTATTTATATTGGCACTAGTACAAGTAGCAATTCAGTATTAATTAATGATAATGGTATTACTCTTGCAACTAACAAAGCATTGAATATAAGTACGCCGAATATGGTGATTAGTTCTAATGCAACTAGTACTGGAACTGTATTCTAGTTAAAGAATGGTAACAATTCAGTATTAAAATATACAGCTGACGGTAAGTTAGATATGAATGTTAACTCATTAACTATTAATAGCACCAGCTTATAGACCTATATAGATAATCGTGTCGATAATAAGGCATCTAGTTTTACTATGAGCGATGCAGAAATATGGGCAAGTGTTAAAAGTGCAACTTCCAATACTAGTTTACAACTTACTGATAGTTCTATTAGTTTAAAGGTTAATAATGCTACCGCCTTTACACTTAATTCCAATGGTATTAGCATGAGCGGTAAGAATATTACTCTAAACAGTGCCCACCTTATGATTAATGGTCAGAAAGAATGGAGCCGTGACGATATTGTTATTATGCAACCTAATATTGATGAAAACGATACAACTAATCCGGATTATTGGCGCCGTTCAATGGCAAGCATTGAGGCCGCGCTACATATTGGTACTGCAGATGCACGTCATGACTGGGTATTAATTAAACCATTCTATGACGCAGAGATTTCCTATCGTTCTATCTTAGGCGATAATGTTGACGTTGCATGGGCCTCTTAGCGTAGTAATTAGCTGGCGACAAAAAATGGAGAAAGTTTAGCTTTTGGTGATGGTTCAACTTATTATACGTATAAAGCTACAATTTATTCTTGGCGCGGTAGTTCAATCGCAAGTAGTAACAGCTATGTTTCTATTACTTTGGCTAACTCTCCAATTAGTACAGCAGACCCCGATGTTCCTCATGTTAAAATCACATTTAGAAATGGCGAACGCTGTTATGCTGACTCTACCGGTAATGTTAATGGATTCCCAGAATCAGCATCGGTAACAACTACTGGTTCAAGTAAAATCAACTTGTGCGGAGAAAACTCTACATTGTATTATTACATTTATGGTTTCCCAGCAACTAACTCAACAAGTGTTATATTTGATGTACAGTGCTTTACTGACGCGACAGAATCTCGTGTTCCTTGTACAGTCTATTATTATCCATAAAAAAAATAAGACCCTCTCTTTCGAGAGGGTCTCTTTTTTTATTATTCATCTTCCGCTTCGAGGAAGGGTTCAAGCACGCCGATTTCGCTTGGAGTAAATTTAACTTCCTCCAAATCTTCCATCTTCATCTTGTTGGCATTGATCTCTACCTCTGTATCAAGCAGGTCGTTTAGCTGTTGGCTAAATTCTGCTACACTAGCTTCATCAATCTTACAATTACCAATTTCATCAGTAATTAACTGCCCATTTTCATCCTTTTCACCGTACTTGTTGATTAGCGTCATACGAGTCTCATTGAAACTCTGAATTTCAGCTTCTGCGGCTTTTAGTAGACGAGCAATTTTCCACGCTAGCTTTGCTGTAAAGTCCTGTTTAGACAACTTCTGTAACATTTCCGCGCTATTAATTAGCTGGAGAATTTTTACTTTAATCATATCTGTTCACCCCATGAGTTATGTGTTTTTAGTTTTCCACAAAAATATTTTCCGATACAAATTGCATCTGCTTCATCTTCAGAGCAATCCATGCTATACCAAACTTTTACTTTAGTTTGCGCTGCTTTCTTTTTAGCGTCACGATGTTGGTCACCATCATTGATTCCGCAATAAGCGCGCCATTCACTTGGATATACTAAGTCATTATTGATACCGGCTTCAAATATGGTATCTAAAATAACTCCTTGCAAATTTGCTAAAGTTTGGAAGGTCTTAACTTGCGCTTGCGCCGCGGAAGCGCCATACTTCTGCAACTGAATATTTTCAATACCTACGAAGTCTGGTTCCCATTCTTTTAATGCAGCTTTTAACCAATTCTTTACTTGATTAATGCGCTCGGTTGCGGGTAAGGTGGAACTTGTTTTATAAGTTCCATAACCCACTAACACCTTATCATCATATATTGCATAGCCTGTAACACCAGTCGCGGCGTCTAAGGCTAGAATACGCTGAGTTTCTGTACCCTTTTTGGGTACTTTATTTTTTTTGACCTTATAAGGGTCTCCCGCCAGACAAATATCACATAGCTTATGTTTGCGCCAAGTTTCAAATGTCTGTTCTTGTGGGTGGCCGGCTGGGCAAATCATTTGAAGTGGAGTCTTTAAATTCTGGTAGGTTTCACTTACAAGTTTCCAGCCTTCAGCTTCAAGTGCATTTTGCACCGTATAAATGTTTATCTTACCCATTACTTACCACTATCCCCAAAACCTGTTTCACCGCGGTCAGAGGAAGCAAGAACATCAACTACTTTTGGTTGGAATCTATAGCTTGGCATAATAAGTAGCTGTGCAATGCGGTCGCCAGCCTTAATGTCATATGATTCATCAGAAGTATTGTCATATAATACTCCAAGTTCACCACGATAGCCGCTATCAATTAATCCAACGCTATTACTTAAACGCAATGGAGTCTTTGCGCCAATGCTAGAACGCGGGATAATAAGAGCTAGCCAACTTTCTGGTAATTGAATCTTTACACCTGTACGAATTTTGTTGCCTTTGGTATTACCTTCAAGGGTAACATCTTCTAGCGCATATAAATCTGCAGCGGCATCAGTATCATGCGCGTAAGTCGGCACTTTTGCGCCGGCATCTAGTACCATAGGAAGTTCGATTGCATAGGTATGATACTTGTCTAATGCCTTGTAGAAGATATCAAACATACTACTAAGTACAGTGTCAATTAAGATTTTTTTGTTGCCTGTGACTGCCTGCTCTCCATAGGCCATTTCTTTAATTGTAGAAATTAGGACTTCGACAACATTTCTCGCTTCTTCTTTAGTAAGGTTTTCCATTTCCAGATTGTTAACAATCTGATTTACGCTAGTAGCAATTTGAGCTTCTGAAAACTGTTGCTTGATATTCTCTAATATAACTTTTAGAGTATCATCAGTTAGCGTTTCATCTGGAATATTAAGTAATTCCTATATTGATTTAATGAAAGTCTCCAATTCATTCATTGTGATTCACTCCTTATTCATAGGAAACAGTGATTTCTACCATCCACCATTCATCCTCAATTTCGCCTTTATGCTCACCGCTACGATATTTCTTGGTCTTATAATCAACCTTAGTCTTAGATACGATATAGCCGCCGGTCACTGACCGAGCCTTGTAATCTTCGATAATCTCCGTAGCTTCTTCTTCGGTGTCAACCTTAAAGACCTCAGTCTTCTTCGTCATTATACTTGCCATTCTTTTCATTCTCCTCATTTATCTTTTTTAGTTTTTGAATTAAGTCTATATAATTAAGTTTCTTCGCGGTTTCAACTATTACTTCCACCGTATCGCCTTCTTCTGCGATCATTTCAGCGTATTTCTTTGCGCCAACTTTCTTTTTAAGTGCTCTTCGTTGTTCACGATTCATTGTCACTCTTTTAGAATTGATCTTATCAACAGTATATTTTTCAATACGAGAAAGTGTATATGTAGGTGAAGATGTACTTACCACTTTAAGTCTATCCATCGCATCTTCACGGCTCATATTATGAATTGCCGCGAAACGATCAATTATCTCTTCTGTTGATTGTATTGCTACATCATCTGTTACAAATGATTCATTTATTTCATTAGTTAAATCTGTCATAACTTTATCCGCCGCCTCCACTATTTTTATTATATCCGTATTCCTGCGTCTTAAAGAACTCTATATAATACTTTTCGAGTTCATTTAATTGATCTTTATCGGCATAAGTTATAACTTCAATCGTCCAGTTCCAAAATCCTTCTTTAAGTATTGCATGATGTACAGCTTGATCAGCTATACTCTTGATGCCGATACTTGATTTAAAGTGATCTGCTATACGTTTCTTTACATCAGTGCTCTTGCCGATATAGGCCATTCCATTCTCCAAACTTGTCAGTTTGTAAATGCCTGGCTCAGTTTTTATTTCAATACGTTTAAATGTATTATCAAGATTTGGTTTTACGTACTCAGCCCAAACTAATTTACTTATTATATCTGGATGTTGTACTTTCGTGGCGACCGTAGTTAATAGGTATTCAATATCTTCCTAAAACTCTTCAGGTAATTGTATTGTATAGAAAAGTTTTTCTTGCCTATCTTTTTCATATTGTTTAATAGGTTCAAGTAAACTTTCATATTTTTGTTTTTCTAAATGTACTTTATACCAATACTGCGCGGCCTCATACTCTGTTTCTGCCTTAGTATTTTTTAGTATTTCATCCAAACGTAAGATTTCATCATCAACATCTTTCTATTTGGCTTCAATTACTTTATTTAAATCTTCTTGCCGCTTCTGTCGCTGCTCTTCTATTTGAGTGTTTAATTCTCCTAAACGAGTTTCAGTAATATCTTTGTATGTATCAAGCGCAGTCTCAATATCTTGTCGACATTCATTAAGTTTTTGTCTTTCATAACTCAACTATTCATCTAAGATTTTCTTTTCTGCTTTAGTATTTAGTAAGTCACTATTATATTTTTCTAACTCACTTTTATCAATTCGCTGTTTTTGGTAAAGTTTATATACCAAAAAGCCTATTATAATAAGGCATCCAAATATAGCGTATATCATTTTATCACCACTATTTTTCTTGATACCTTATTATAACAGATTTTTTGCAAAAAGTCAAGTATTTGCAATAATGAAGGACGAACTTTTTACAGCTCGTCCTTAATATATAATCCACAATGGCATGTTTTTCCAACTTGTACGTTGTTAAGGAAATCCTCACACATGCACTTATATTCTGCCTTGCCCCAACTTTCATGTACGCATGGGCAGTATCCATCATTTTCTTTTAGTGCTTCTTTTACAGCTTTTACAATTTCTTTATCAGGGTTAATGTGTACCTTCATGTTATCACTTCCGCATATTGATTATCACTTGCGAGGTTAATTCCAAGAACCTCGTCATAATGGGGTTCATGCCCCATTATGAATCTACCCCATTTTACTATAATATTATGATAATGATTTAGGAACATTTCTACTGCTATATCTTCTCCCTTATTAAATCCAGTATATATTATTATGGGGTCATTACATTGTTTATCTTTTCTTATAAATATAATTAATTCCATTAAGTCCATAAAGCTATCAAATGGTTCAAGACCTTGAAAACAAAATGCTTTCGTTAGCGGGTTTTCTGAATATAATTTCCAGATAGTTTCACAGCGAACTTCTATATCAGGCTCTTGCGCCAGCGCGCTATTCTGACATACTTGGCATCCATTTAATTTATCACATTTGAAATCACAATATGGAAATTCAAGTGTAAGCGTTGGTTGTTTATAATTGGTGCAATCATAATCAATTATTCCCTTCAGCTTCATCTTTCTGCGCCTCCCTGTTAGCTTTGCGGCGCTCGTCCCAAGAAATTAACTTAGAGCCACAGAGTGGACAGTATTGGATATCCCGAATATAGTCAAATCCAATACCGCCATCCCAGCTACTTGATTGATATAAAGTATCTCCTGGTTCTAATTCTTCACATAATCTACATTTATTCTCTTTCATTTTTTACCTCAATTAACGGACACCAACTTGGACGCTTATCTTTTCCATTATCTAATTGATCCCAACATTCCCATGATCGAATTTTACCTTTAGCATGACAGTATATAAATTCTTCATCTACCATTCTGCAGTCTTTACAGCTCTGCGGCATTTCCATATCAATTTTTATCATTATATATGCTCCCATTGGCGCAATTTAAATTCTGCCTTACGTTCTTTACACCAAGATTTAATTGGGGTATAGAAGCCAACTATACGTGTATATTCAGTTGCAACGTCACCGCCGCAAACAGGGCATTTTGTACCATAGAACGCATGGTTCTTTGCACAGGCTTGAATCTTTGTATTAAAAGCAAAATAGGTTAAGCCTTGATCCGCAATATAATTAACTGCTTCCCACGCCTTCTCAAAGCTATCAAATGGAGCATCAATATTTAAATGTGCGATACTACCGCCGTTGCAATAGCTATCAAATAGAGAAGCGATACGGATGCGCTCTACCATAGTAGTTTTAATTCCTAGAGGAATGAACTGATTACCATATAATGGTAGGTCTTTGACTACCTCATCAGGATAGAAGAATTCATCTGCAATCTGCATCTTTGCTGCCGCGGATTCACCCGGGATTTGTTCAATATTGATCTTGTAATCTTTATCTGCCGCGAAACCATCTTTAGTTGCATGAATCATTTCAAAGATTCGTTTACCAAAGGCATCAGCTTTTTCTGTATAATAAACATTTCCAAGTTCATCTTCACGAGTGTAGCCGAATGTTTTCATTGTTTCGTAGATGCCAATAATACCAACGGTATTATAAAGATGCTCAAAGTCTACAATTCCTTTAGAGAAGTTTGGTAGAAGACCTTTTTCTACATTACGTTCAATGATATGACGTACACAATCAAGAGCTTTGCAATCTAGCTCTACAAGATCCCGTAATGCCGCGAGATAGAGATCTTCATCACCAGCATATTCAAGCGCGAGGCGCGCAAGATTTACAGTAGAAACTTTTACAGAACCAACCTTTAATGCTGTACCACCGATACTATTAAAGTATCCTAAGTCTTCGATATTACTCTTTAGGCGGCAACAGTTACTTAGAGAGTTTACACTATCATCAATGAATAGGTTAGAGTCACTCCAAATTCTGTTATGTTCAATGCCCCAACGTGCAAATTCTTCATCTGCGAACTTACCATCCTTACGAAGTAGGGAGATAGTGAGAACGGGGAAAGTGAACATATTATGTTGGCGGATTTCCGCGATAGTTTCCATAAATACCTTTTGGAAATCTTGAATTCCCATTAACTCATCAATCATAAAGGAGCCATCTGGGAATTGACTTCCAGCGAATAGCGCCTCAAGATATTTCATATCATATACAGAACAGTTAGTAAATGCACTCTGCATACCATCACGAACATAGGGTTGATTTACTGCGTATACGAAACGTTGAATCTGTTGCTTCGCATAATAATCCGGAGACTTTGTAGCATAGCCATTTTCTACATCTTTTTTCCAGAAGTAATACATATATGGAATTAAGTTAGGTAAGCCAACTGCGCCAGAAGAGCGATTGGCCGCGAAACTAATATATTCTTTAACGAAATCTACAAATGTACTTAGGTGTTTTGGAGGTTCTGCATTGAAGTTATTTAGGAAGAATAATCCTTTCTCTGCAACATCCTTTAGGTCATAAGCAAAGCAGTAATGAACATAGGTACTTGTATCTGCGTCGTGCATATAGAGTGCTTTAGTCCATTCCTTTTCAAGCCACTCATTAGCATCTTTAAATCCATAACGCTTATTCATTTCATAGAAAATCTTGTTAAAAGCAAGTAGCTTTCTGTGCGGCTTTGGCATTTCATTCATCAGAGTCCGCATATCTTTATTGCCTACATTTGAATTGCCATCTACAGAGGCATCGGCAACTGTATCTTTATCAATAAAGTTATCAATAAAGTCAGTATATGATAACTGCTTATCTCCAAAACCATTTAGATAAGCCATTTCTTCTCCATATAATTCTGTCATACGATTGTATGCAGTTTGGAAGTTTTTATTTAGTCGTACTTTAATGTCCATACTTACACCGCCTGTATCCATTCATTTATCTCTATTGGAGATAGTAAATATATTGGGTAGCCTGGATGCTTTGCATCATCTATGGCTAATACTGGTGCGCGGTCAGTGTCTAATTCTTTTGGTAGTTCTTCAAATTGTCGTTCTACGAATGGAATAGCTTTCGCCGCGAGTTTTTTCTTGACCATTTCACAAATAGGACAAGATGGTAATGTATATATTTCTGTCATAAGCTCACCCCTTAAAGCGCTTTCCGCAATAAGGGCACTCATCTGTATCAGAAAAATCATAGTTCCCATTATTATGTGGACACATATTTTGTAGATCAATCATCTGATCTCTAATGGCGAAAACACGATCGCTACGTTCCATGCGTGATAATGCATGTTTTAAATCGGATTTTAGCTGCTCATATGTAGCTTTAACATTGTTAATATCCATATTTCCAGAAGCCTCCTTGTTTAGCTGTTTCCGTGGTTTGGTAAAATAAAGTTTTAGATGACGGATATCTGTCTAATATTACTCTAAGCTGTTCACGTTCCGGACGTATTTCAGTTAATTTCTTGTCTTTTGGTATCCTATCTACAATACTTTTTACATGACAGGTTTCACCTTGCGACCACGTTGATATTAGTTTGGATAAGTCCGCGATTGGATTATAACAACCCAACGTTGGCTCTTCGTATTTTATCTTTAATGGAATCTTACAACTCCAAAATACGTATAATAAATTAAGTTTATAAATTATATCTTTCAGATAATCTGATTGATAATGAAAAGAGCCTCCAAGTGTAATGTACACTTGGGAACTCTGACTGATTACTGCAAGTAATCGATTTTTGTAAAGTTTCATTAGAATTGGTGTTTCTTTTAGAGGAATATCAAGATCGAGAAATGCGTCATTCCCGCGAGCAATTAAAGCGTTTTCACGAACCTCTAAGAAGTCGGAAATATGTTTATAATGCGCGGGATGAATAAAGTTAATAGAGGAAGGCCCTCGATCTATTATCCTATCTATTATTTTGCGCCAGCCTTCTTGGAAAAATTCTCTATCGTATATATAAATACGATGCCGTTTCTTAATTGCAGGTAATGGTAGCGGCGTTTCGCCAGCATGCCATCTATAATAGGAATTATCAAGTAAGCGTGTAACTTCAATCTCTTTAAGTCCAGCTTGATATTTTTCCTTTAAGAAGTTTGCGTATATGCGCGGGCGCGCAATAGTATAATCAATTAGTTTATTTTCAAATGGTACATATATACCGTTTGTAAAAGCTGTACCGCCGAATACCACATTATCGGCGCGTTTAAATGCTTCTGGTACTGTAATATGATCCTTAGATTCACTGAATACATATACTTTTTCATAACCGCTTAATTCAGTTTCATCCAAGTTTATAAGACGACAGAATTTATTTTCTTCTGCCTGATAATAAGTAGCAAGTTTCATTATCTCTAAATTGGGAGGGCAGAGCTGAGGTTTATCCCAGCTCTGCAATTGTAGATCAACTAAGCCTATCATTCTACAATTTCCGCCCTTTCAGTCTGGAACTCTAATGTTCCATCATCATGTATATCAGTTATCTTAGAGATAATCGGATAGAAGCTATCTTTGCGCTTCTTCGGAATGAAGTCTTGACCGCGTTTAATACCTTGGATCATCAGCAATGTTCCGCGGCTAAACCAGCTTTTTTCCTTAACATGTTTCTTACCATCTGCGCCTTTTTCTGATAATTGCTTATCATATCCAGCGTATTGGTTCTTATAAATCTTTACATTAACAACACCGGTCGGAGTTAATAATGTAACTGTATTCTTCATCTTGCTCTTATCAATTACTGTACCAATAATTTTCTTTAACGTATAGATTCTAACCTCATTACCGTCTTTACCAAAGAAAGTATAATCTACTTCTGGTTCAGTTGGTAGCTTGAAGAAATCATCATATAGATATTGAGAGTCACTTAGCTCATGCTTATTACTGTAGAAACTTACAGATTCCATTTCCCAATGTGAGATATTGCCGGCCGCATATTTATCATACATTTCTTTGTACAATGCATCATTCAATGCTTTGAGCATTTCATCTTTATGCTCCTTTAAATATGCTCTCATTGGCTCCATACCCTTCTTATATAATCCTTCCCAGACAGGTACGGAGATCATAGTTCCATTATGTAACCAGTCAGCGCCAAAATGGCTAGCAATAAAATTGACGGCAGCGTCATTTAAATCATAATACTCCTTTGCTTTTTGTTTCTTTAGGAACTTATTGAAGAGGAATAATTTCTTACCAAATATCATTTCTTCTGGAATCAAATCATGGTCAATTAGCATCTGCATATTCTGCAAAGTTATTCTCTGCTTTTGATCCGCAATCATGCCAATATACTTTTCCATAATTTGTTCACGAGGTAGTCCGACTAATGCATCAAATGCTCCGCATTTAATTAGGTTAGACATTTGAATCTTGTTCACTTTAATCTTTGCTAAGAAATCTTCCATAGATGTAAATGGACGATTATCCATTATCTCTTTAATTGTAGAGATAGACAGTCGCGTGATACCACGCAATCCATATAAGATTTCATTTCTATCTACAACCGGAGTAAATGTGTAAGAAGAATAATTTATATCTGGCGGTGAAACCTTAATTCCATAACCACCAAATCGGCCAATTGCAGTTGCAACCTTACCATAGTCAACTGTCTTTGCCTTATCCTTTTTCTTATCTTCTTTTTCTCCTTCTGTGGAATCCTCTATTTCGTTTTCCTCTTCCCATTCTTCTTGTTCTTCTTCTTCCATATCATCTTCCGGTTCAACATCCAAACCTTCATCTTCATCTACATTTTCATCAGTTTGGATACCGCCGCTATCAACAATTAAGTTCGCGGTATTCCAGAAGATAATTGGATAAAATCGTGCAAGATTCATTTCCTGAAGAGCTACCATCGAGTAGGAGTACGTGTGCGCTGCATTAAAACCGTATCCACGAGATAGCGCGATTTCAATATTCCACACATAGTTACAAAATGCTTTACTCAAGTTCTTTTCTTCTGCATTTTCAAAGAACTGCTTAGTTAAAGCATCATATTCTTTAGGGTTCTTCTTTGCGATTGACTTACGAAGTTTGTCCGCCCATTGTAGATCCCATCCACCACACTCTGGCAATTGAACAAGCTTCATAAACTGTTCCTGCGTGATTGATAGTCCATTTGAGATATCTAATTCATCATGCATGATTTGACGCTCTTTTGGGTTTAATCCCATATCGAACATTTCCTTATCCCAATCTTTAGGACTAAGTCTGAATCGTGCATATTTATCAAGTGGACTTTCTGCGCCCTTCTCTGTTGCCATTAGTCGGATAACAGAGTTAAGTACTGCAAGTTCGTCAACCGTTCGTGGGTGCGTTAGCGCAATACCACGCACACCACTCTGCTGTTCCATTTGGAACAGACTTACAATCTCATGATTCTGAACCATATCCCACATACGTTCATCATCACGATTTATCTTATATACACCAAGAGCATTTTCATATGTTTCTCTCAGTGTCGGCTTTCTTTCAATATATCCTTGATCTGCGAGAAGATCCAAACATGTATGAATCTTATCCGCGGCTTCAACACTCAACAAGTCCATCTTAATCATGGACACGTCTTCAAGGTCATGTAGCTCAAACTGTGTTATAATCGTGCCATCAGGCGCCCGCATCAAAGCACTCGACTCTGTAAAGTCTTCATCTGTAAATACTACACCGCCTGCGTGAATACCTTGACCGCAAATCAAACCTTCAATTCGCTGTGCGACTTCCCACAACTTAGGATACTTATTTACTTCATTTATAAATGTCTGACTCGGCGCGATACCATTTTCTTCATCGCCATAATAGGTTTGCTTTAATGTATAAACTGCACCACGTTCACTTGGAATCAAGTTTGAAATATAAGACGCTTCATCAACATCAATTCCCAAACCACGAGCCGCAGTTTGAATTGCTGACTTAGACTTTTCAGTCTTAAATGTTGCAACGTTTGATACTCGATTTGCGCCATATACTTTGCGGAGATGTTCAAGCGTTTGCGCTCGACGTACACCTTCAATATCAACGTCAATATCAAGTACCGATACACGCGCTGGATTCAAGAATCGCCAAGGATATGTCTTTGTCTTTTCTCGGAGACAATTGATTTGAATAATATCCAAAGCATATAGAAGAACGAAGCCCATACCAGAACCACGTGCCGGTAGAACAATTGTTCCTGCGTTCCAACATTCATCAATAATCTTTTGAAGATTGAGGAAGTATGCGCTCCATTGTGCATTGTTTACTTGAGAAGATTCCCATGTCATTTCAAGACATTCATTTAATGCTTTGTATGCTTCTTCATTCTGTAAATCTGGATGTTTTTGTATTCCTTCATACAACGCATCTACTAGAGCATTATCTGCTATATATTCAGATGAATGGAAATGCGCTATTGCCGGCATTCTTTCTTCCATCCATTCTAATTCCCTTAAACCTATTTCTGAAAAATTCCGCCAAGGAAGACTCGGAATCTTTAGCGGCTTTAGGATACTGAAGTCTTCACACTTATCTTTAATTTCACGGATCGCCGCGTATGCTGCTTCAATTTGATCTTCTGTGAGATAAGGGAAGAAACTTCTAATTTCTTCATCTTTCATCATATAAGTCGTCGCATAGAATGTTTTAACCTCACGGTCACCATCCTGTGCATTTAAGAACGCTTCATGAATTGAAGCATCTTCTGGACGACCATAATGACTATCGGTTGTTATGATATATTTAATACCTAATTCTTGGGAGATCTGAAGAAGCTGAACGTTTACAAACTTTTGTTCTACACTATCAGATGGTTGCATTTCCAAGTAGAAATTGCCTTCCCCAAAAATATCAACAATATATTCGCACCAGCGTTTTGCTGTTTCATAATACTCTTGGTCGCCAGTATCCATATATCTTAATAGAAACTTATCCAACTGGGAACCAAGACATGCACTTGATGCAATTAAGTGCCCTTGATCGGGCTTTACAATATCCTTTAAATCTTGATAGTAAGTTGGACGTCTGCGCTGGCGGCGACTCATATATGAACGCTGCCAAGCTCTTGTAGACAACTGACAAATTTGTTTATATCCTACTAAATCCTTTGCTAAAAGGATAAAGTGGAAGTAACGATCCTTTAATCTATCATAATTTTTCGCGGTTAAACCATTTCTTGTGAGATAAATTTCATTACCACGAATCAACTTAAAATCAGGATTCTTTTCTTTTATCTTTTTATAATACTTTTCAGCTTTAATATAACTTGATATAGTTTCATGGTCTGTGATCGCCACACATTCATGCCCAAGTTCAATAGCCAAATCAATCAACCCTGGGACTGTATTAATACAGTCGCGCAAAGTTTCATTACTATATTCAGTATGGTTATGTAACGAACCAGGATATTTTGACATTTTATCACTCCTTTTTCTATATCTATTATATCATAAATTTCATTTTTTGTCAAATTATTTTTATTAAATAAGGGTTATAACATAGAACCAAATGTAAGTCAGACCAATTTGAACCATATGGCAGAGCTGATCAGTAATTAAGTTAATACTATGTTCATTTGCTTTTTCATTATCAATATAACAGTGCATTAAAGTGTTATAAATAAGAGCTGGAATATAAAAGCCAAATATAAATACCCCAGTTGTTCCATTGATAATCATAAACACTAATAGAGGAAGTAAAATCATAAATGCCCAGGAAAAGCCATGCGCCAGGAGTGCGGCTTTATAATCATTTTTATACATAGGATCTGGTGCATTAGTTTCCCACCATTTGCGCTGCTTCAGATTCGCTAAAAGACCCTTTTGCAGGTAGTAATCATCTACAATATGACAAAAGATCATAATAAATAGTAATACAATCTTCATAATTTACTCCTTTCAACCATAAGGGTTCTCATGATCACGATATGCCCATTCCGCGTCCGTTAAATCATCATATTCATCTTTAATTTTCTGGAACTCGTCATCAAAATACGCATTTATTAATTCTAGCACTTCTTCCGCAGTTTCTGCATATACATCAAATTCTACGGGATCTATTACTGCTTTACCAGAAGATACTTTTGCTGTTATTTTAAAATGAGAATTGGTGGCATTTGGATTACCAATCGTAATAATATTTTTAAAACTCATATTTGCTAGTGTCCTCTCCTAACTCATAGTCGTTAATAAATACTTGAACTGAAGTTTTGCCCATCCATTCATTTAATTTTGCCTTACCATATACAGTAAGCTTCTTTAGACGATTGCTCATAATCTGTTCAATAAACTTAGGATCTCTAAACTTCACATAGTCAATACCATTATATGAAATACGAATACTATCAGACTTCATTTCTAGTACACTGATTAGTGGAATATTCTTAATTACTACATTTACTTCTTCTACTTGGTTTCCAAAATACTTTGCATTAGAAGCGATTACACTAAGTAGTTCTTCATTATAGTCGGAAGCATCCAGCACATAATCAACAATATAACAATTCTCAAAGTCTTCAGCTTTTAGATTTGCATTGGCATAATTTATTAGTGCTTCCAGCTTATCACCATTTAATCCCCAGCCGGCCGCGTTATCATGGCCTGCAGTATAGGTAACAAGTCCACTATCTTCAAGGAATTTCTTAAAACTTGGTAGACCAGCGAAGTTACCATCAGAACGGATACTACCTTGAATTTCATTATCGTAATTGCGGCGACCAATCATTACAGGCTTGTGATACTTAGTAACAATGCCCATAGCGATTAAACCAGTTAGTTCTTGTGGAATATTATCTGAGGCATCTAATTCTACAATAATAATATTATTATCATTCAGATTGTCTTTTTGAATCTTAAAATCAATTATGCCCATTGCTCGCTCTTTAATGGTGTCCTGCCGCGACTTAGCATTCTTACCCACACGGGCTGTTTGTTCGGCCGCAAGCTCAATATCTCCTGGCTTGGCACCACGCTTTGTACTCTGCATAGGACGGTCTGGTTCTACGAAACAATAGAACATTGCTTCTTTATCTTTTAGTGTACCAACACGAGTAATAGCATTTATAATTGGGGCAATATAGAAAGCAATATCAATTGGAGTAAGCCCAATATATGGTGGCTTTGCACGATCACCCAGGCTTGGAGTTGTTTCTACTGCTTTAAGTAGAGCCTTGAAGCCGCAATTTTTAATATTCTTTAGCCCTTCCAGCATAATGTAGTTAGTTTCTATATTACAGCGATTCATAACGTCGGCAATTTCGCCCAATGCTGCAAGGTCAATATATTCATGCGCCTGATCAATGCCAAGCATTTCATCAAGAACTTCGCAGAACTTATAAACTACACCTGCACCGCATAGTGATTTATTGGGATAATCTGGTGATAACTGATTGTTTACTACAATAGTGGTAGGAAGATTAGATATAACAGGATTGCCATTTTCATCATATAGCTGTTCATGGTGATCCAAGCAGATAACATCCATACCTAGTTCAGCAAGCGCACGATGCTCTGCAACATCATAACTGCCGGCGTCAGGACAAACAACTAAGTCCCACTTGGCTTCATCTGTAATCCAATCTACCTTATCATTTAGACCATGCTGCTTATGCTCATGCACTGTAAACTCTAAACGTGCCTTTGGGAAGATATGTTTAATATATAGCCAAAGAATGGAAGAGCTGGTAAAACCATCAGCATCACAGTCAACAACAAATAGAATATCACTATCTCTGCGTAGATGATACAATAACTTTTCCGCGGCGGCATCAATATTCTTCAAACGGTGCGGGTCAAGTTCACACTTGGCACTCGGATTTAGGTAGTTATCTACATCTTCAACGCCGCGGTCTTGTAGTAACTCCTTTAATGCTCTATTTGGATTTGTACTATATTCTTTTCTTAATTTATATTTCATGATAATCTCCTTATCTTACTCGAATCCTATGTTTAAAAAGTTCTTCAAATACTTCTTTACCTTTATCAAATGGGGAATCTTTCAAATCTAATAGATTATCCATATCCCATATATAATAGAAAGTTGCTTGTCCTTTATATTTCCTACACATATTCTCTATCTTTTCACGATAAATCCGCGCTTCTTCCGAGCGCCAGCTTTCATATTCCTTATCAAAAGCAATAGTTATTTCATTGGCGCCTAATATGTTAGTTAATAAGCTAATTTGAAATTTATTGAGGTTTGATCCGCAACAGGCCACAGTATTACTTAAATCTCCATAATACCCATCATCCAACAATACGGACTTTTCTCCTTCTGCAATAATTGCACTTCGACGCATCTTAATTGCATCTTTATGCTCATATATTCCATATAGGTTAAAGTGTAATGGATGCGCGTATAATACATCTCCAATTTGAATCGGGCGATATTTTCCGCACATCTCTGCTTCTTCGGGATCTAATGTTCTGCCGCGAATACCAACCAATCTTCCATCTATGTCAAAATGCGGAATCGTTATCTTATTTTGTGCGGGCAAAAAGCCAATATGAAACTTATCCATAACTTCTGGCTTAATACCATCTTTCAGCCACAGTGGATGATGTTTCGGCAAGAAATAAGATAACATCGCTTTAGGATATTCTGTTAGTTGTGGAACTGCCGCGTCAAACTTATATCTCTCAAAATCTACACTTGCTTTATATTTCTTTTTTTCAGATACTACAATATGCTTTAAGCATTTCTTAACATAATCAAACGCTTCTTCAAACTCTACCCTATGATAGTTTATCTGCATAAACTTTTGATAAAGAGTGAAGATAGACATTGCTTCATTACATTCTGTATAACATCTAAATATCTTATTATTCTGATACCAATATAATTTCATAGATTCGGCTTCATCAAGAGGATTATGACAAATAGTTGGGCAAACCAAATAACCCTTTTCAGGATACATTGCAATCTGGTCAACTCCCAAACTCTCTAAGAATGTATAAACATCTTCTAATGTAATAGAATCGATAATGTCTTGAACAGTTATTCCGATTAAATCCAATTCCGGATCTAATCCTTGTAATGAACTTGTCATTAGTCTCCCTC